AAATATTCATTAACAGCATTAAAGAATATTATTATACATCAAAGCTCCACTACCTCGACACAACCCACGTGACTCATAATAAATTCAACACGATTATAAGACAGCTATGCAAATGCAATGCCATTACATTTTCCAAGTATATAAAGTATGACAAGTCAAGTTACAGCGTGGTGTACAATGTGCAATATGGTGATAATAATGACAACGATGATGGTGATTCGTAGATTCATATTTTGTGTTTTTTTGTATATTAATTAAAATTGAATTTAATAATATACAAAAATATCCCAACAACCCACAACCCACCAAACAACCGTCGCGTCATGTTGTCTCAAAGTGATAATCACAATATCATCATTCCTTTTTATGCGTCATGGTTATATGTCATGTCATCATACTATGATTTTTCAAAAAATAAAGATGCGTATAAAATTGTCGACTTTAGTAACAAGGTTGACAACATCTTTGTAAACGTGTTTATTTATTTGCCATTATCGCTCTACATTACGCTTACGATTCAACCCATTGAATATAACTTCCATTCAATATATTTTGAAGTATTTCATATATTTTTAAATATCGTTTTTGGGGAAATCTGGTTTTACACTTTACATAGAATTATGCATTCAAAACACTTTTACAAGTATCATAAAATGCACCACGAGATGAAAGAAACGCTAGGTTTATTTGCACTCTACGCACATCCGTTTGATGCGATTGTAGTCAACATGGGCTCCATTTATGTATTGCATTTACTATTGCAATTTTCAGCATTTCAAGTATACTTGGTTGGGACATATGCAACCATAAACACTGTTGTTAATTCTCATTCTAGTATAGCCCATAAACAGTCTCATCAAATCCATCATTTAAAATTTAATGTAAATTATGGTCTTGACTTGTTTATGGATAAAATATTTCATACTGGCGATAATTCAAATTTTTCAAATGTGACCGATTGAACGAACCAATTGTCCAGGAGGACCATTCCACCCACTTTGCATTGTCATAACGGTTCCGTCCACAACATATAGTAGCGTGGTTAATATGCCGACTGTTTTGCCCATTAAATCTTTTATTCCCATTGTTATTTTTTGAAATTCAATCAACATGTTTAAAAAGACGCTGAATATTCCTGTAACGATTCCGGTAATAGAGTCCCTAATGTAACTAAACATGTTTCTGAAATTATTCAAACTATCACCAATGTCACCCAAACTTCCGGCCGTAACCGAAGTCATGTAATTGATGGGTTCAAGCAAATATCCCATGTAGTCGGTTTGCATATTTTGTATACAATATGTGAAATTTTCGCCTGCGTCGTGACCGAACATACTGCTAAATGGCATAACGGTCGGATTGCAGCGGTATAAGGGCCAATGGTCTTGAATGTACTTTGTCCCAATTACCAAGAATGATAGGACATATAAACCAATAAATACAACTATAATAAATATTGCAGAAAGCAAGTCACTTGTTTTCATTATTAAATATATTCAATATATATTTTATTAAATGTGTGTTATATAATATTGATTTTTTAATATTTTAATATATTTTTATAAAAATATTAAAATACTTTTATTCTCATTTGGAAGGCGCCGCCGTGCTTGCTGTTGATGGTGATATTTTTACGTCACCGTCAAATGAAGAATATGCTAAAGTTTGTGCATTATTTGATGCAAGTTGATTGATGATAGAAGTTCCGTTTGGCGAAGTTTGCGAAAATGACGGGATTGTCATGGTGGCTGCCGCACCACCTCTGCTTAATTTTTTATTTTTATGTTTATTTCGCCGCCGCCCCAACACACTTTTGCGCGAACTCAATCTCAATTTTGATAGACTTTTTCGAAATTTACGAGAAAATCTTCTTCTTGATGACATTCTTGACATTCGTTTTGACATTCTCATTTTTTTACTTTTTTTCATTTTTGATTTTGATGACGTTCCGCCGCCTGCAACACCACCTTTTGATACATTAACTAGTTTATCTTGATAATTAATTCTGTCTATACCCCTGTTAATTGCAGCTTGACCTGGGTTGGGGTCACTCACTATGTGAGGTATCACATAAGGGTTTGTATTTGAAGAAACAGTTGCCATATGTATATTATGTTGAATTATCTTGAATATTAATATAATATCATTAGAAAATAAAAATAATAAATAATAAAATGGTGATAATTTAATAAAAATATTTATTCGTATTATTATTTAGATATTATTCGTGTATTAAAATATAACATTTTAGCATTTATCTATATATAAAATGAATTCTGCAGAGAGAATACAGTTGGAAAAAATGATTCAAGTAAACGGCGCAGTTGATAACACGGAAACAATTCGCAGTTTAAAACATAGCGAAAAAATAAGAGATGATGTTTTAACCATGGTAAAGCTTAAAAAGGATTATCAAAGGTTATCTAAATCAAATCCTGCTCAATTTGATGCAATGTGTGTGTCGAGGTGTTCGTTTTTGTTCAACACGTATACGGATTTGTTTAACCGTTTGAAAAAGGATGAGTTAGATTTGAACATCATGGGACAGCTCCTAGGACTTTTAAAAATGATTGAAGACGATAAAATAGACCAACATACCGCGTCGTTTGAAGTTGGAAAATTATTGAAAAGCATATACATTGATAGCGCTTTGAAAAAGTCACAACATCTTGATGATGCACATAAGCATGACAATGATAAAAAAAAATCGCATCTTCCAGCGAAGAAACTGTCATGGTCTGAATACAAAAAAGCACATTTAGGCGACCATGACAGTAAATAAAAATAAATAAATAAATAATAATGTTATATTATTATAGCATTAAATATTATTTATTTATTATTGAATTATAATTTTATATAATAATGTCAATTGAATACACTCCGAATGATAACAGTAATAATGGTGTAAATAATATTAATAATAAAATTTCTCCAGTTGTTAAGTTGTTTTTAAAAAGAGTTCAACAAAATGTTCCAAATGTGCGCATTCGTTTATTTGGAAGTATAACGAATTTTACACATTTCAAAGATAAAAGTGATGTAGACTGTTGCATTATTTATCCTGACGAATACACGAGAATGAAACTTTGCGCATTTATAGAGGAGGATTCTGTTGAGTTTGATAAAACACGCATTAGGTTTCGAGAGATGAAGTATAGCCAATCTGGATATAAGGATGAATTTATTGGATTATACCATATTTGTTTTGATAACAAGGATAAAATTGACATTAGTTTGGTAAACGGCCAACACGGAATTGGACCGCTTCAACATTATCAACATGATATAGGAATAGGCTACAAGTTGTTTATATACATTATAAAGTGGTTATATTATGAGGTATCAGTCATTTCAAGGGAAATATTTATTTATTTGAAAAAGTTTATCTTCAATATAAGAGATAACGCAATGACGATTGTGCATTCAAACCATCGTGACATTTTAGGGTAGGGGAACCGGTTAGTTCCCTACAAATTTAGAGGGGGTCGTAGGGGGGTGCTTGTCGCCCCCTACACACCTACAGTCTGTATTGTGACGGTGTGCGCAGCGAAAGCGTTCGAGCCATTTCATCGCGATAACAATCAAATGCAAGAGTAAAGCTGAAATCGTTGCTAAAATCTACAAGTGTGCCGTCGTGGTATCTAAATTTAACTTTTATTTTACTAAGACGTTCAAGGGGTGGAAAGAATGTGGTAAGATTTTGAATAAGTCCATTTCGAGAATCAAAATACTGCGTATTGGGGCATCCTAGTATCGGTATTTTAGCAAAAAATGAATTTATAATTCCATTGTATGAGTTATTGAATGTTCCATTTGTGTTGAGCGGATAAGGTTTGAGCTCATCGGCTTGATTGCATTTATCAAGTTCCATATAAAAATTGGTTTCTCCAATTACATTGATTTTATTGGGCGCGTTGCAAAAATTGTATGGTCCACCGGTTCCGAGCCAGTAATAGTTTGAAGTATCTGCAATATTTATATAAGTTAAATTATTGAAAGATGGGTCCGACAATGGTGTAGCTTGTGTGTTGACTATTTCAGATGAAGAGTATGTTTTTTTTTCAAATCCTAAATAATAAGGAAGCCCCCATTTTCCATTTTGACACACGGGTGTATTTGGCTGTGCGCACGAAACATCGTATGAAATTATTGCATCAAAGTTTAGCTCAAATGGCTCAAATCTATTTCCAAATTGTAGTTTTTGCGTTACTTCGTTGTAAACAACAATAAAATAATTATATGCAGCACCAGTTTCAGATGCCGTGTAATAATTTAATTTATTTTTCAATTCAAATGCTAATTGTCTAGGTGAATAAAATCCTTCATTTATTGTCAATTCTATGTAATTTGGCCAACTGGGAATTTTAAATAAAAATTTGGTATTATAGTAACTATTTTTGAAAGTACAATTATTTGATGGAAAATTGCATTCAACTAGGCGAATCGTTTCAACATTTAAAAGTTGTTGAGGCAATGTGATTTCAAAATGTGCGCGATTTTTCCAGTTACACTTGTCTCTATCTTCGGAACATACAGAAACGAGCTTGCGGTCAAGCATGTACGTTTGCTGACGCTGTATCAACTGGTGGTCTGAATGAGTGTTATTAAACATTTTGATTTGTTTTGTTTTGTATATTGTTAATAAATATTATATATTATATTTAATATTTATTCATACTTATAATTTATTCATATTCCTAAATTCGAATTTTACACATTTTTTACATATTTTACACATGTTGTAAAGTTTTTTCATTTTATTTTTTTTTATTTATTTATATTTGTTTGATTTATTCCAATAAAAATAAAAATTGAAAATTTGAAATCTATGATTACATTCTTCAGCTTCCTAGCACAAACTTACGAACGAACGATAATATGTCAACCACAACCGCAACTAATTCATCTCAGCAACAGCAGGTCCCTATGATTCAGGGTGTTTCATTTCGCCCTGAAACTGATGTAAAATACTCAAAGTCAAAAGTAAATTCAAGTGGTGGAAAGAGTGTTGGCGTGGTCAATGCTCACACAGGTCAGTCGTTGTTTATGGGGACACCTCTTCTCATGACGTGGGGAATCCAAGAATTTGTTGATGAGAAGACGAAAAAGGTATCGTATGATATGGCGCTTCAGTTTCCAAGCGAGGAGTATCAATCAGCTGACTCAAAGGCGTTTTTGGAAGCAATGGTGGCATTTGAGAAGAAACTCAAGGCAGATGCACTTGTCAATTCGAAAGATTGGTTTGCAAAGCCAAAGATGACGCCTGATGCTGTTGAGGCATTGTTTACACCTGTGCTGAAGTATCCTGTCGACAAGACAACTTGTGAGAGGGACTTGTCAAAGGCGCCCACCATGAAAATCAAGGTTCCTTTTTGGAACAACAAGTGGGAGGGAATTGAGGTTTATGATGCAGACAAGGTGTGCCTGTATCCTTCTTCAAATCCAAGTGTTTCTCCAAAGGACTTGATTACCAAGCAGTCGCATGTTGTGACAATGATTCAGTGCGGCGGTGTCTGGTTTGCAAATGGAAAATTTGGAGTGACGTGGCGTCTGGTTCAGGGAATCGTACAGCCCAGGCTTTCGATGCGTGGAAGGTGCCATTTGTCGTTGACTCCTTCTGAGACTGTGAAGCTTCAAGTAGAAGCTGACAAGCAGCAGCAGCAGCAACAGTTTTGTGATGATGATGATGTTCCTTCCGCCGTTGCGGCGGTTGCCGTCACAGAGACTGCAGATTCAGATGATGGTGAAAGCGAGGAGGAGGAAGATGGCGGTTTGTCACGCCGCATACCATCTGTTGCTGTAGCTGCTCCTGCTCCTGCTCCTGCTCCTGCAGATGCACCAAAGAAGAAGATTATCAAGAAGGCTTAAAAGGTTTGAGTAAAATGTGCTGTGCAGTGTGTAAAAATAAATAAAAAATAATGAAACAAAACAAAATAAAAATACTAACACTTTTTTTATGAAATTTTATGAAAGTAGTTAAAAGTAGATGCCTATATAATATTATGTTTCAGTTAAAGTTATTCACTGTCAATGTCATCAATTAAAAAAAATAAAAGCGCCGTCAATAAGGTTAGTAAATGTAAAATGTTTCCTATTAAAACAGATACAACACTATTGATTGTTGAGTCTCCTTCAAAATGTGCAACTATTATTAAATATTTGGGAGATGGGTACAGATGTGTTGCGACGTGTGGACACATGCGTTATTTAGACGGGTTAAACGCAATAGATGTGAATAAAAATTATAAACTGAAATTTACAGTCATGGATTCAAAAAAAACACAAATTACGAGAATAGAATCAGAAATAAAAATTGCAGGCCGGATTATAATAGCAACAGATGATGACCGAGAAGGAGAAGCAATTGCGTGGCATATATGCGACATGTTTAAATTGTCAGTTGAAACCACAGAGAGAATCATATTTCACGAGATAACAAAAGATGCGCTGGAAAAAGCAATGGTAACTCCGAGAAAAGTAAATATGAATATTGTCACTTCAGCACACGCCAGGCAAATTTTAGATTTATTAATTGGTTATAAAATCTCTCCATTAATCTGGAAACATATTTCGTCGACGGGGTTATCAGCAGGTCGTTGTCAGACACCTGCATTGCGTCTTGTTTACGATAATCAGAGAGAAATTGAAAATAGATTAATGCATATAAATAATGTCAATAGTAATAATTATAAAAATGAAAACGTATTAGAATATTCAGTTTGTGGTTATTTTACAAAATTAAATATACCTTTCTCTCTAGAAAAAAGATTCAAATCATTTTTTTCAGAACAATGTCATGAGCTAGAGTTAGAAACATTCTTGCAGAATTCTATGCAATCTGACCATGTTTTTATGTGTGTCGAAAACGATACATGTGTGCGCAACTTAACGCCACCGTTGCCATTTTCAACGAGTCGATTACAACAAACAGCCAGTAACGAATTTTCGATTTCTCCTAGTGAAACGATGAAGATTTGTCAAACACTTTATGAGCGAGGTTACATTACTTATATTCGCACAACGGGTAAAAGTTATAGTGCAGAATTTATCGGTAATGCGAATGATTATGTGCGAGAAAAATGGGGAGAGAAATACGTTAAAGATGGCGACGACAAGGGCGACAAGGGCGATACCGGAGTTCAGGCTCATGAAGCAATTCGACCGACTGATGTTACTCGCATTTCATTGAATAACGATTTTCACGCACTAGAACAAAAAATGTATAAACTTATTTGGAAAAATGCACTAGAAAATTGCATGTCAGACTATACATTTTTGCCAATGGTTGCAAAAATAAATTTGAATGCTGCAAATGTTAATTATACATATAAATTTTCTTGTCAAAAGCCTGTTTTTTTGGGATGGAAAGCAGTGCAAGGATTTACGCCAGAACAGCAGCGCCACCACACAATGATGGATTATTTGCATAATGTTCGAGTGAATTCCATAATTCCATATAATAAAATAGAAACGAGTATTGTTATTACGTCACATATGGGGGCGCATTATACAGAAGCTCGATTAATACAGGCATTGGAAGAAAAAGAAATAGGACGACCGTCGACATATTCTACAATTATTGAAAAAATTATGGAGCGTGAATATGTAAAAAAACAAAACGTGGTGGGAATTCGGATGGAGTGCAATGAGTACACACTGGTTGATAAAGTTATTTCTAAAACAAAAAGCTGGAGAGAATTTGGAAATGAAAATAATAAATTAATTCTTACACCAATTGGAAAAAGTGTTTTAGAATTTTTAACATTTCATTTTCCTGTTTTATTTTCGTATGACTACACGAGACACATGGAAATGCGCCTGGATGATATTGCTGCTTCCGCAAACGGTATCGACCCCAAACACGACTTGAAAATAGTTTGCGATGAATGTGTTGGAGAGATTGAAGAATGCATAAATAAAATAAAAAACACAAAAAAAGATGAAACACAATATAAAATAGATGACCATCATATATTTATAATTGGTAAACACGGTCCAGTTGTAATGTATTCCGAAAAACCATTTCCCACAAATGAAGAAGGGGGTTGCTACGATAAGTTTTTGAATGAAGGTATAAATTCTAAAGAAAATGAAAGTATAATATTTAAAAAAGTAAAACCCGGACTAATTTTTGATGATTTAAAAATGGGTATATATACAAATCTCTCTGATATTCTTGTTGAAGACTCTTCTTTAGAACGAGTTGTTGGAACCTATGGCGGCTTCAGCGTTACTTTAAAAAATGGACGATTTGGAAAATATGTGGTGTGGGGTAAAAATGGAGAAAATAGAAAATCTTTTAAATGTGGCAAAAATATTTCTGACATTTCTCTTGAAGAAGTCATACGTCATATTGAAACTGATTCAAATGATTCCATCTGTTTGGATGGTGTCGTCGCGGTTGGAGAAACAGAAACAACAGCTACAACAACAGGCATAGTCAGAATAGTTAATGATGATGTAAGCATTCGAAAAGGTAAATATGGAGATTATATATTTTACAAAACATCTCAAATGAAAAAACCAAAATTCATTTCTCTCAAGACATTTAAATTAGATTATAATAAATGTCCATTAAATGACATTGCATCATGGGTGAAAATGCACATTTAAATATATAATATATGTCAAAAGATACTTAAAAAGACACTGCTAATATGAGTATAATCAAATACAATGGTTAAGACAAAGACTTCCTCCACCCTTTCGGCCGATTCTTCCGCCACTACTCCCGCTGTTTCTGCATCTGCTGAAGGTGCATCTAAACTCAAGAAACTTCCCAAGCCCAAATCCGTTGCATGCGCCGAGCCGTGTGATTCATCATCATCTTTGAGTTCTGCCGCTCCTGTCAATGTTGTTACTTCTTCTTCTTCAGATGCTCCCGCTTGTGTTGCTGTTGCATGTTCTTCTTCCGATTCTTCCTCTGCTCTTTTGAGTATGTATTCGGAGTATTCTAGCAAGCTTCAGGCTGCTCATGCCACATGGAACACTCTTCGCAGCGAGTTTCGTCTTCTTGAGCGCCAAACTGCTCGGGAGCTGAAGAATGCTCAGAAGGCTTCTCAGAAGAAAAAGCGCAAGACTGGCAACCGTGCACCTTCCGGATTTGTGAAGCCCACTTTGATTTCCAACGAGCTTGCCGGCTTTCTTGGCAAGCCAGAAGGTTCTGAGATGGCTCGCACTGAGGTCACTCGCGAGATCAACAAGTACATTCGCACCAACAACTTGCAGGACAAGGAGAATGGTCGCAAGATCAACCCCGACAAGAAGTTGACTTCTCTTCTCAAGCTGAAGAAGGGAGATGAGCTCACTTATTTTAATCTTCAGCGTTACATGTCGCCCCACTTTGCCAAGTCTGCCGCTGCTCAGGCTGCAGCAGCAGCTGCTCCTGTCGCCGTCGCATCTTCTTAAATAAAGAGGGCATCCTTTAACCCCCTATGTATCAATAAGGAGTAAAAGTAGACAAAACAAAACAAAATACAAAAAGTAAAAAAAACTAAAACAAAATACAAAAACACACCGTCAAGATAACATCTTGCGTTGTGTTTTATACGACAGGCTGAATATTCAAATACTTAATTTATTGAATCATCTACATTTATCGATTTATCCAAACATTGACCGCATTTCGCTATACGTCATGTTTCTCCCATTTACACTTTTGAATTCATCATTTCCTTCATTTATAATATTCAGTAGAGAATTTTCATTGACATTATTTGTTTTGAATAATTCTTCAACTTTATTCATTCCATCTTGTTCCAAATTCAAATAATTGATTGATGGTGTTTGTTGGGTTTGGGTTTCCGACTGTGCTGATTTTTGTTGATTCATGTGATTATTGAAATATAATAATGAGTAGTATATATTTAATATGTTTGTAATTCAATTTATAAAAATTGAAAATTATATAAAATAATATATTATACTTAGTTATACTTAGTACTAAATACAAGCAAAAATGCCGCCACGTTGTGAATGTGCAATCAACAATGTAAAGAATTGGAGACCAATAGGAGAAACTTATTTCAACCATGAAGTTTACTTTTGTCCAAAATGTTTGGGACTTTTTACACTAGTTCATATGGGAACTGTTGAACTCGATAACTAAAATATATTGTAAACAAATATAAAACTTCAAGATGTATCAATGTAGTACATATATTATGGATATATATAAATTGGTTTATACTGGTGTCAACATAATTGGATTGGTTGGTTTAATGATAGCTAATTTTAGTCCAGTTTGGGTTTTATTGTTAGTAAATGTAAGTTTATTTTTAGGACAAATTGTCGATTTCGATTTTTTAATCAAAAGTTTTGCTAATGAAGGTATCCTAACGGTTTTGTTGATATTTCCAACTATTTTACCCTTCGTTAGAAGTGTCGAAGTTACAAATTATATTCATACCATAATGTCATTTGGTAGCACTCATCATTTAGCTATAATATGCAAAATAACGATACCTGTTTTCATTATATCGGCATTTGTTCCCAACACACCTATTGTAGTGGCATTGTATCCTTTTGTTGATCGGTGGTGCAAATCACAAAAAATACCTAGTAGCAAATATTTAATACCACTGTCATATGCGACTATACTAGGAGGGACTCTTACCATTATTGGAACTTCAACTAATTTGCTGAGTCAAGGAATAGTCAAAAAATGGGGTATAAACTGGAATATCAGTGCTCCTACTCAATATGCTATTTTACCTGGAGTAATATCTTTGGGGGTATTGATTGCATTATCTGATAAATTATTGCCAAATAATGATAATTTAGTTGATGAACCAAAAGAGACACGCTATAAATGCAGAATTATGATACCAACTGATTCGCCATTGATAAGAAAAAACTGCCATGACACACTCTCTAGTAGTATCGATAGATTTGAATTGTATCGAAATCATGATAGAATTGCACTAACTCGAGAAGCCATTATTGAAGGAGGAGATATTTACATAATTTATTCACCACCAAATGATATCATAAATTTTTTGGAAAAATTCAAAGGCGAAATAGTAACACGTTCTTTATCTCATTTTAATTTACCTCAATTGGTCAATCGGTTGACTGATTTAAATGAATCTGCTCCAGACATTCATCCTGACACAGTTCCTTTATTTTACAAAGTTGTACCATCAAACAGATGTACAAACGGTAACATGAAAATTAATATTAATGAGTTTGAGTCTACTTATCATTGCATAGTTGTTGCTGTCTCTGATTTAACAACTCGATCTGAAGATTTAAAACTAGAAGTAGAACTAGAAGGAGGAGAAGTGGAAGTGGAAGGAGAAGGAGAACTAGAAGGAGAAGGAGAACTAGAAGGAGAAGGAGGAAGCCAAGATTTAGAAAAAGGCGAAGAAAGTGAAGCGGTTAATGCATTGCTTAGTGATGAAGTCGAGTGCAATACTAGCTTATTAGTTTATTCTACCTGCCATTTTCTCAAAAAAAATGCAAATAGTCAACAATTTGTCTCAATTACCCGATACCGAGGTGTCCAATTATTGAATAATGATTTCGATCAACCTGTATTTATTCATGATAGAGTGACAACATCATTTCATATTAAACAGTGGCACATAGCCACATTGCTATTTGTTGTTTCAGTCTGCATCAATATTAGTGGTTTGATAGATTTATTACCTTTGACTGTAATCTCACTTTTAGTTTTATCTAGCATGCGCATTTTAGACATCAAAACTATTATAGAAAATTGCAACTGGGAAGTCTATTTTATGTTGATATTATCAAGTAATATTGGATATGGGTTAACTCAATCTAAACTAGATGTCCAAATTTCCAATCTATTTAAAGATTTTCATCAATTTTCCACATTTGTTATTTTACTTACGGTCGGATTTTTGACCATTGTATTAACTGCATTTACAAGTAACTCTGCCTGTGTAGCTATCATGTTGCCAATTACATATCAAATATGCCTTAAATTATCTCTGGATCCATCACCATTTTTAATTTATGTTACTACACTGGCAAGTGTAGATTTCATGACCCCTTTTGGATATCAAACAAATTTAATAATTCAACCAATTGGACAGTACAAATGTATAGATTACTTAAAGCTTGGATCTATTATTACAGTTTTTCATTATTTAATACTTACTTCCATTACATATGTCATAGTTGCATGATTAAAAACAAATCATTTGATTCATGTGACTATGTGGTTTCAATATTTATTTATTAAATTGAAAATAATAAGTGTAGTAATTCATTTTATATTCCAGGATTGTAGTATTACAATGGCAAATTTCTTGACTAAATTATTCAGGTTACCATTCAAAAAAACTTTTTCGTTGTCATCTTCATTTGAAAATAGTATCTTGGGCGCTGGACTATGACGGTACCATCCAAGGAAGAAAAGTATACTGGGCAAATATGGACAATTGTGGATGTTGCAATGATGTTGGAAATGTTGTTGATGTGAAAAAAATACAAAAAAAATATGACACAGAAGATGATGAATTTATTTTACCCTACATTATATAAATAATAGTCGCTTAAACGTTTATTATTTATATTTTTTATTTTTTTTATTTTTTTATGTGTTGCACGGTTTGGGTCCGCAACCGATTTCAAGAGGGGCACGGAAAGGGTCGGGTTCAATCGTAGTATTCATCCAAGGGCTAACTTGAAGTTGAGGATTGGGAGGCTCGGAACGAACTTGCAAGTTTGCATTGCGCAAAGAACTGCCAATGGTGTCAACGCCAATCAAGTAACCGGCATTCAAAAGATTAACACCGAGAAAATCGCCCGAACCCATTGGTTTCATATTCCACGAACTGTTGTTATCTTTGGGCAAAAGGTCTGCCGGGTTGATATTTGCTTGGCCGGAACAGTTGGGAGGAAGACCCACCATGTTTGAAGAACCGGTGGCAGAATCAAGCTGGTTATAAATAGAACTGTCATCTACTGGCGCTGGAGGTCGACCCGCGCCGGAACCATTTCCCGCTGCCCCTCTGCCTTTTTTATTTGAGCTTGCGCTGCTGCCAGACATGTATTCGGGAAACATTGACTTACTACCCGAATAATTATATATTGCATAAAGTAACACGAGAGATGCCAAAATCGTTAGCACCTGGTGGCTTTTTACGTACTGTTGCAAATTTTTTGGAATCATCGTTTCTATTATATAAACTATTATATAAAATAAATGATAAAATATTTTTATAATTTTATATTAATTGTAATTAATAATAATAATAATAATTAATAATTGATATAAATTTGCTAATGATTGGTTAATAAAATATTTTTTTAGAAAACTAATGCTAAAATAAAAATACTATTTTATTGCGTTCATTTTTTCTAAACAATTACAATTTACAATTTACAATTTTCATAATTTTCATAATTGTCATTATTGTCATTATTGTCATTATTGTCATTATCGCCGCTGTCACTACTATCCCCGCTGTCACTACTATCGCTACTATCTGTATTATTCAAATTATATGTAAGTTTTATTTCTTCAGCAGCTAAATATGCTTCAATTGCAATATTTTTTGCAGCTTTTGCTTTTTGTTTTGCATCCTTATACATTTTATAATAAACATCATCTGGATTTTTTAATTTTATTTGTTCATGTTCATCTTTCTCTAAATCTAAAGTTACTTCTATTAACTCTCCACTGTTATCATTTTTATGTGCACTTTCTGACAAAGACAATGACGACGAAGATGAAGAATCTTCTAAATGTTCTGACTGTTTTGATTGTTCTCCTTCCACCTTTACCACTAAAGGTTCTACTGAAAGTTCTGAAGGTTCTACTGAAGGTTCTGAAGGTTCTAAAGGTTTTACTGAAGGTTCTAAAGGTTTTACTGAAGGTTCTACTGAAGGTTCTACTAAAAGTTCTACTAAAGGTTTTAAAGGTTCTAAAGGTTCTAAAGGTTCTAAAGGTTCTAAATATTTCAGTGTTGTTTCAACACCTTTATCTTTTTCTTGTTCAACAACTTCTGTGGTAATGATGTTGTTACCATCTCTGAAGTCATCATCATTTTTTTCACCCTTTTCATCTTGTTGTTCATTATCATTATCATTATGCTGTTGTTTTTTTTGTTTTATCAAACACGCTTTGAAAATTGGTTTTTCATTAATAATCAACATTTGTCTAGCATTTATTTCAAATTGAAAGCTTTTAGATGTGAATTTTATTCCTTCAAAGTCAATAATTGTTATTAACAAAGTTTCTGGTTTTATGCTATCAAATGGAAGCGTGTTATTTTCTTCATCAAAAATGAAGCAGGATTGAATGCCTCCAATATTATTGATTTTTGTACTGTTATTATTACCGTTGTTTATATTTACTCTTAATGTGTGACTTGTTCCATTTTTATAAGATTTAACCAATGATGCAAATGCAGTTTCAATGTCAGTTTTTTCCAAGTCATCTGTAAACCATAAGTGTCTTTTATCATAAATAATGTCTATACATTTTTTCTCCAAATTTTCCAAAAATGATATAAATTCTCCATCTTTTTCACTTGTAAATACCAAGTCAATGTATGTTTTTTTACCTGAATGCACTATTCCTTGCTTTGAAATGCAGGTGGGAGACTGCATATATAGTGGTTTTTTAGAATATTGCATTTTCGTAAAATATGACCCGCCATGAATACTTGAAGGCATACACAGTGTAATGTTTGAATAATCTATACTTTTATCATCATAAGATAGTATTGCATCGTCCATTATTTACTTGTATTTATATTTATTTGTTTATGTAATATTAATTTATTCTTTTAATTCGTTTTAATTATTTTCAATTTAATTTATGTAAAATCAAAATGATAAATAAATACAATATATAACATGACACACCAATTAGTTATTAGTTACAGAATACAAATTATAGTAACCGTATAAATAAATAAAAAAATAACAATTTTTATGTTGAAATCAAATCAAATAAAAAATAAAGCAATTGACTATTGTTTAGACATTATTAAACGAGAAGATGTAAAACAAGAATTGAAACAACTCTTCAAACCAATTATACAATTAATTCTTCAAGAAATATATCCATATATTTATTTATCAGTTTTATTTTTATTAATAAGTTTTTTTTTAGTTTTAGGAATATTTATATTATTATTGCGTAACAATTATATTTCATAACAGTTTATATTTTATAACATTTCATAGTATTTTATAACATTTCATAGTATTTCATAACATTTCACATTAAATAATAAAAATAAAATAAATTAATATTATATTTTTATTATTATTTTATATATGCATTATATATATAACTAATAATAAAATGACAGATTCGGGTTGTTCTGCATGTAATACGGGTGTTCCGGGAACATCAGGTGGTGGTAAAAAAAAACATAAACGTAGTCATCGAATGCGCGGTGGAGCTATGCCCAGTTTGAGTCCGGCGTCATTAAAGGGTGATTCATTTGATAGGGATGGTGCAACACTTGCAAAAGCTGCGCATAATTTATATGTAAAACAAAATTATGAACTGGCAAGTATAAAAAATATAAATGCAATGGCAGGTGGTGGAAAAAAAAAAAGAAGCAAAACTGCAAAAAAATATAGGTCCAAATCTAAATCCAAACAACAGCGAGGAGGAATACTGGAACTTGGATCACTTGCTGAAGCAGTAGTTCCATTTGGTCTTTTAGCAGCCCAGCAAAAATTTAAACGACGTGGAACTAAAGGATATAAGGGTCGTAAATCTCGCAAATTTAGGGGCTCAAGGAGGCGCAGGTGAAAAAAATAGTATCGCCATCTTCTAATTTGCTTGGATATTAACAACTAATTCAACATTTACATTTTAACAATGCGTGCAAATGTAAATGCAACCGCCGTGGTCGGCATGTGGAGCATTCGACTGATGATAAAGTAGCGACCTTGTGGTGTGACCGTGAACATGAAACTTGCTCGAAATGTCGCACAGTTTTTCAATGAGTTCTTCTTGTCCGTTGGTTGCCAAGTCTTCGTGTATGTGCGCAATCATAGAGTCGCACAGCAATCTCTCGAGTCTTGAAAATGTGAGAGTTTTTTTGTTGTCATCATTGAAACAACTGCCGCCATAGGCACCACCACCACCACCATTCACAATGTCATTGTCGTTTGGTTCAACAAAATCGTCGCGATTGATAGTGAGCTTCATTTCATATTTCCAAAATGTGTTGCATGACACACGCAAATCCAAAGTTACATTGTTGCTATTATTATTTGCTTTTTGTATTTGTTGTCCTTGTTGTCCTTGACTCTCGTGAGTTTGCTGCATTCTCGTATGCTGTTGTGTACTGATACTATCCATTTTAAACTTTAATGGAAAAAAAATCAATTTATAAATTATTGTTATACATTTTCAATTTATAAATTATTGTTATACATTTTCAATTTCATTTCCGTTATAATTCTGTATCAAAGGCAATTCATGGTGTAAACCCGACGGATTTATGATTTTTTGTATTTTATTTGAGATATAATTTAATGGAACTTTTACTGTGGTATAAACACTATTTACGAAATCAATGTGAGTTCCCATTTTATCACAATTTTTAATAACACTTCCATCCAATTTAAGTAGTATTAAATCAAGTTTTCTCTCTATGACTTCAATTCTGTCTGTTAATTCTTTCAGTTCGCTGCTGCTTTGATAATTCATATTATTATTATAAAATATAACAAATATAATAAATAATAATATTGAATTGTATTTATTATTATTATTATTATTTATTATATTTGTTATAAAATAAACAAGTGGAATTATTATTCTCTTTACTATGATTATTTTGAAATTATTCCGACACCTCCTTCATATTGTATGAGGTATGTCTTTGATTTGTTTTCCATACATTCGTTCTCACAATTGCAATGAACTAAACATGAACATTTTGTAATATCGCATTTTGATTGTTGCTTCAATTTTTCTAATGAACTGTTTTTCTCTTCTTCATAAAATATTTGTTTTTGCTCATCATCGTCGTCCTTCCATTCATTTTTTTCAACTTTACGATGCTCTCGTCGTCCAAACAGTGAAGCAATACACATTTGTGTATGAATTTTTTTTGAAAAATCTCGAATTACTTGTTGATATTGAAACGATTTAAGGAACATTTTGTTATACTTAATAATATTGAATTGTATTTATTTATTAATATTATATTATATTTATATTTATCTTCATTAATTAATTAAATTAAAGTCCGGAATCGTGGGCTTGTGTCCTTTTACGAGTATTATAAGTTCTTATAGTTCTCATAGTTCTCATATCATGACTGCGTTTTGATGTGGGTGTCTTTTTTGACGGCGTCCTGTGTTTTGACGTGTGTGTCTTTTTTGACGTGGGTGTCTTTTTTGACGGCGTCCTGTGTTTTGACGTGGTTTTTCTGGTTGTTCTTCGAGGCATCATACTCATTGTAATAAGCTGTTTTTGGGTAGTTTTTTTTCGGGTTTCAGAAGGAGTAGGAAGAGTAACTGTCTCGGCTAAAATCAGTTCTTCTTCTGGTATTACTTCCAACTGTGCAGTTGGAGTGAGAGGAATGTCTACTCCTTTACTTCTCATGTAATCGCGTTTAAGTTTATCAAAATCTCGGACCATTTCATCTAATAAAGGCTCAACCAACTCTGGTTTTGCATTTACTTTTTTACTAAAATTCACTTGTGAACGCGGCTTATTCAAAAATATATGTTTTTTCGCAAATGGCATCTCTTTAATAATTTCCCACTCATCTTGTGGAAATTTATTCGAAGCTTTAAATACTTTTATTTTGCGCAAAATGTTTGCAAGTTTTACCATTTCTTTTTGTATGGCGGAACTTTTCCCGCCATCTTCGGATTCCTTTTTGGGCAACCCCAAATCATATATTCCGCTTGGGTCAACTACATCCGCCTGTTTGAAATCAGAACGCACCATCATGTCAACAAAATATTGTTGGGTAAATTTATCGCCATTCAGTGTAACAGACATTGGCAAATGAAGAATGTCAAAAAAACACACACCCTCTTTCTCCATTAATGAATCATCTAAATTAAATCCCAGTTTGGTATACATGAAAAATCCGGGTGTATTTTTATACGCATGTGCTAGTTCTAAAATGCATCGTTTTTCTGAAACATCATCATTAAATTTAATGCAATACAAACATGCTCCAAGTAAAAGTTTGCCTAAACCGCTTTGAGAACAAATTAAATTAACCGCATACACATTTGGTTCTTTCGCGCACTCCCCCAGTTCCGCAATTATAAATCCTAGTACATTGTCACCAGTTTTACTGCGTAAAAATAAAATGTCAAATGTGGGATTCATTGAGAATATTGCAGCATCGAGTGCATTTGCTCTATAACGTCGTCCGACATCACTTCCACATATTGAACCAATGCGTTTATACAGTTCATCCTGTGTGTATTTATCTATAAATCCGCCATGCGTAAACTCAGACAATGTTTCAAATTTAATATCTTTACTGTCAAACATTTTTTTAATGTCATTTGACTCAGATAAATCGTGAATCAATTTATTTTTGAATAATGGGTTGTTTGTTTTTTTTCGCAGTTCGCTCAACCGTCTTGTATAGTCTTCGGGACTAAGCAATGTAGGACCTCCTGATTCTTTTAATTTTTCTGATGATGTTTCAACATTTTCTTCCATTATTTAAGAATAAAAATAATATGTTTGTAATATATATATTATAAACATATTATTTTTATTTTTTAAAATGAATTTTAAAAAAATTTCTAGTTACTCTTTTTACATCCACCTTGCAAACTGGATAATTTTATCTTTATCAGTGTATTTTATTGTTACAAAATATCAATACATTGAACTAATACCTTATGAACATAAAATATGGGTTGCTCTTTTTTTTTCAATTCATTACATTATTCATTCTATATCAAATGCCGCATTTCTTTTGTTTCGTTGTTAATGGTGAACAATAAAAAATAGATTTATTTATTAATTTATTAATACAATAACTATATAACAACTAAAATTTTTTTTTATATTAATAAATAAAGACAATGAATCTTGAAGTTTTTTTGAGTTTATCTTTTTATGCCCACTTTGCAAATTTAATGTTTATATTTTTAGCAGTATATTTTGTTATTGCAAACTTTTCATACATTGAAAATATTTCTCCAGAAAAAAAAATATACATTGTTCTTCTATTTTCCATATCTGCTGGAGTTCATGGGCTCTCGCATCTTGGTTTAGAAAATTTATACAACTATAATCCAATGGGTTATTTAGTTAGAAGTGTGCACAGTCTCATGTAAAATACAAATAAAATAATCATCTTAAAGGTAAATTCTTGACATTATAAAAAGATAAAAAAATGTACGACATAAGTTTTTATTGCACATATAAAATGATGGACTCCGATGAAGATCAAACAGCAATGTATCAGTTTCAACTGCTTGACGCATTTGGATTGAAAGAATATGATAGTAATAAAATAAACGTAGAAGTAATGTCAATTTATAACAAGATTAAAGACTGTCCACAATTTAAAGAAATATGTGAAGCATGTGGAACCAATGAACAATTTAAAGATTTCAAAAACGATGAAGTAATAATGTTGATTTGTTTTTTTTCATTTGATACATTTGATTTATTTCACAAGTGTTTGGTTGATTTTTTTATACATGATTGTATTTTAGAAGATACAACAAAAAATATGGTGAATGCATTTAAATAATGCAAATTTGATATATTTATTAATATATAATTATTTAATAAATAATTATATATATTATATAATAAGTATTTAAAATAAAACCAAATAAATGTCTTGCACGAGAAATAAGAACACACCTTCAGATTATTGTTTAGAGCAAAAACAAAATACCCAAATATTTGGTTATTTAGAATATAAAAATTCTCAATATGGATATGCGTGTAATAATGCAATGCCGACGATGGGTGTTACCCCAAGTCACATGCCGAGACAAATCTTCTCTAATAACTCAATTGACATTGAGTCTGCACTCTTTGGAATAAATTCAACAAATATGGTAACACCTCAAGCACCAGTCGTTCCCCAACTTGTTCAACTTCCCGAAGTTTCATATTTCAATAGAATGCCATTTATTTTACCAAACCCACTTGTAGTTGAAAGTAATCAACGCCCATTTCCTATTCCAAATTAATTATTATACATATATTTTTATAGATATATATACATATAACATATAATAATTAATTATTAATATTACAAACCATGTTTATTTATATTTTTATTTTACTTTTGATTGCTGAAGCATTTGGATTGGCTTCAAATTATCCTAATCGTTTATTAAAAGAACACCCATTTATGTTATTATTGGGAATATCGGTTATTGCATCTGTTTTTTCAAATTTAATTTCTTTTCCGACTATTTACTATTTAGGGAAAACACAAAATATTATTATTCTTCAGTGTACGCTACTTGTGTGCAGCGTAGTATCAGCAATGTTGATAAATAAATTTATACTCAAAGAAAAAGTTCACACAGGTTCATACATTACAATGTTTGTAATTGTAGTAATTTTGATTACCCATAATATATTAACCAAACCTTTTTATGATAGTAAATAAAGATTTAGTAAGAATAAATAAAAAAAATATAAATAAAAAAAATATAAATAAAAAAAATATTTAGTAATAGTATAACAATAATAATATGCAAACTTTAGATAGTTCCACATCCGTTGCGCCAATGGCGCGCACTTCCCGTCGCGGTCGCGGTTCCCGTCGCGGTCGCGGTTCTCGTCGCGGTCGCGGTTCCCGTCGCGGTCGCGGTTCCCGCCGCGGTCGTGGTTCTCGCCGCGGTCGTGGTTCTCGCCGCGGTCATCGTGGCGGTTCTCACTGCGGTTCTATGAAATATTAAAGTAATAAAAAAATATTCATCAAATTATATATTATAAAATTAAAGAGAACCTACGGTTTTCCTTTAACCTCTCGCTAAGGGGGGGGGTATGGAAGAACTACATTCCCTCAAAATTATATTATATAATCAAAGATAACCTACAGTTCTCCTTTAACATCCATCTCCCTTATATGAGGGTATGGGGGAACTGCATTCCCTCAATATTAAAACCAAGGATTAAGTTCCAGTGTCTTTCCTTTCATAGTTGAAAGAGTGGGAGGAGGAATAAGAGTATACATGTTGGAAACATCGCGCTTATAGTTTATATAAGCTCGCGCCTCGCTAATCAGGCGAGGCACACACCAATTGCACACCAGACCATTCAATGAGGCTATTTGTTCTGTAATATTTGTAGGCTGGTTCATTGCGCTTTCTAAATATATGGCGCGCATAATCATTTTTAGGCTGTCGCAATCTTGTGGACCAATGTCATATTTTCCACCACTTTCGTTATAAACACCGGCACGAATTCCATTCTGTATAATTTGCATATTTTTTTCACTAAAAAACGCCAATGACATTGGCGTGTCATTCCAGTTGCCTGTCATTGCATCGGTAAATGATGTGCACTGAGAAGATATTGGCATTTTATCAAATAGGGCGAATTGCGCACTAGGACTGGGTCCTTCAATGTCAATGCGTCCGTTAGAAAATTGTTTAGGAAGATTCATTCAGATGTCTATTAATATTATTTTATATTATAAATTTAATTAATATATCTAAATTAAAATTATATTTTTTATATTAAATTTATACTTTATATTAAATTTGTACTTTATATTGAATTTGATTTAATTTTAATATATTTATATAATAAAATTAAATTAATTTGAAATTAATAAAATGAGTTTTCAAATGATTGTTTTGTGGATAGCTGTGCTAATATTCATTGCAACATTAGGATTTATTGGTTATAGTATATATACTTCACAGTACAACGTTACTTGGCCTCCATCGATTTCAGACTGTCCTGACTATTGGAGCATTAGCAGTGACGGAAAAAATTGCGTTCCCAGTAATTATAACAAGTGTATTAGTAGTGGTGATGATAAACAATTTCTCATATCAAAATATCCAAACTTGTGTAACAAACATGACTTTGCAAAAATTAATGGTTGTCAGCCATCATTTAATTGGTCGGGTGTTACAAATAGTTTGAAATGTTAAGTTTATAAAGTTTGTAACCTATTTACTAGATAAATAATAATTAATTATTTAATATAATTAATTATTTAATATAATTAATTATTATTAAATATATTATTATTAAATATAATTTACTATATTTGATAATAATATATTTATATTTATATAAACAAACATTAAGACATTTATATAACAAGTATAACAAGAGGTAAAAACATAAACCACAAAAAAATATAATAAAATGGTGATAAAGAAAAATCTTGATGACAGCATAAACCTATGGATAAATATATTAAAACCGTCTAATGTTGAGTGGGTATTAGACAACGACATGCTTTATTATATAAATAAAATGAAAAATAGGTGCAGCGAAAGCGTTGTTGACATTACGGCGAGAGAAAATTGTTACGCATTTTTCTCAAATCCAACCGATGTAGCCAGAATGGAATCTCGCACATTTATTTGTTCGTCTTCGTGCGTGGGCTACACAAACAATGCATGGAATGTTGATGAATGCTTCACAGAAATGATTTCTCACATGAGAAATATAATGGTGGGCAGAACCATGTATATTATTCCATTTTGTCTAGGAACAATTGGTAGTAAATATGCAAAGTATGGCATACAAATAACTGATTCAGAGTATGCGTGCATAAATATGCAAATCATGTGTCGTACGGGGAAAGCGGTAATGGATGCTACAAAAGATTTTGACACATTTGTTCCATGCATTCACACAGTCGGCGAATGCGACTTTCAAAATGAAAAATGGGCAAGCAGCAAGATGAAGTATATTTGTCATTTTACCGATAATTCACCATTTGTGTTATCATATGGGTCAGGATACGGCGGAAATGCAATTCTGAGTAAAAAATGTTATGCTTTACGCATCGCAAGTGTTTTGGGTCAACGGGAAGGCTGGCTTGCAGAACACTGTCTCTTGTTAAAAATGACATCACCGTCGCCGCTTAAAGAAGTAAAATACATTCTCGCATCTTTTCCTAGCGCGTGCGGAAAAACAAACCTGGCAATGATTACACCGTGCAAAGAATTATGCGACGAAGGTTGGACATTTGAAACGCTGGGTGATGACATTGTGTGGATGCACTCCATTGATGGACGATTATACGCCCAAAGCGTTGAAAATGGATTCTTCGGCGTCGCTCCAGGCACGAATACACACAGTAACCCGCATGCGATCGCATCTCTTTCAAAGAATTGCTTGTTTACTAATTGCGCAACTTATGTAAATGAAGATGGAAAAACGGATGTGTGGTGGGAGGGACTCACCCGCGCACCGCCATCACAATTCACAAACTGGAAAGGCGAATCAAATGTATCGCCAGCGGCACACCCTAATGCGCGATACACGTGTCCGATTGTAAACTGTCCCGTTATTGCATCAAATTATGATGCGCTAGTGCCTATTCACGCAATTATATTTGGAGGACGCCGTCGTTCGTGCATACCGCTGGCATCAAAAGCGCGAGATATTTATCAGGGGATATTTTACGGAGCCACACTATCGAGCGAAGAAACAAGCGCAAATTCAGAGGCGAAACTGGGAAACATTCGTTTTGACCCAATGTCTATGCGCCCGTTCATCGGTTACAATGTTTGCGAATATTTTCAGCACTGGATTGATTTCATGAAGAAGTTGAATGTGCCTCCTCAATTTTATCTTGTAAATTGGTTCAGAAAAGATGAAAATGATAAATTTATATGGAATGGATTTTCTGAAAATTCTAAAATATTAAAGTGGATATTTTTGCAGCAACAAGAAGAAGAACAACAACAACAGCACACTGATACAGATGAGCAAAGCAGCACATTTGGAAAACACCCGTCACTTGCCGATTTGTATTTAGATGAAACAAACGATGATGATAAGTGCAAATGGAAACAACTATTTTCTTGCAAACCGGAAGAAATTATAGATTTTAAAATGCGCGTGACTGATTTTTTTAATGAACTTGAAAAAAATAGTCCTGTTGGCGTTCCATACGAACTAAAAGAACAACTCGATAAACTTTGTTGATTCAAGATGCCAGTTTTACATAAAAAAATATATATTTATTTTATTTATTAATTGAATGAATAATTAATGCTACACTTTCATTATAATGACCAGTAGGCGTTCCGTTCATTCCAATCCATTTATAATCTACTTTATTTTCTGTAATAAATTCATAAAATGCTTTGAGTTCTCCTGTATCTCCATCAAAACCAGGATAATTTACCAATTCGTCAAATACAATAATACAGTCATTATCAATATAATCTTTCAACACATCAAATATGTATTTTGTTGAACTATAAAGGTCAGCGTCCATATGGATAAATGAAACCTTTTTATTTTGCATTTGTATAAAATTGAGCAATGTTTCATTAAACCATCCTTTTATCAGTTCAACATTATTATTAACCATTGGTAAATTACCATTTTTGTTAAACCATCCTTTATCAAAACCATCGCGCCATTTTTCAGGTAATCCTTCAAAACTATCAAAGCCATAAACTTTTTCATTTGTAAATTTTGAAATATAATTAATAGTATTTCCACTGAATACTCCAAATTCTAGCCATAATGTATCTGGTTTATGTTCTAATTTCATATGTTCAAATACAAATGTCAGAGGATTTATGTTAATATTAGGAATATTTTCAATTATACTTGACATTGTAGTTACTATATCTTTTTTCCATACTTCGAAAAAATTATTATAGCAAGGTCCCCAGCCTCCGCTTTCTGTATAATCCACATAAAAATTATTTTTTATCAATATGGCATCCACTACATTTTTATGATTTAAATCCCAATAATCATTTTCCATTATTATTAATTTAATATTTTCCAACATTTCGGGCATATCCAATAAAATGTAATAAAATGCACCCTCACAATCCAATGCAAGAGTGTCAAATTCAATATTATATTTTTCTTTTAATTCATTCCATGAAATCGTATTTACCCATGTATGACCAGGAAGTAAAGTGTCACTTGGTAAAGTTTGATTGATGACATTGCATACATTTAATTCATTCTGAATTAATTTTTTAGTTGATAATGCAGAATTTTCTATATGAAAATGAAACCCATTTAAATTTCGATTTTCCATTAACAAAATTGAAGTGTCATTTGCACATTCCATTGTTACCAAATTAAAATCATTCAATTCACCACCGCCATCTCGTAAAATTTGGGCAATTATCAATGAATTTCTTCCAATATTTCCTCCAATTTCCAATACTTTTTCATTTCCGGTTAAATATTTTATTGCCATCCTTTGTTCCGGAAATTCATCATCAAAACTTCCGTGTTTTATTTTTAATTTCGAATGAATTAATGATAATTTCATTTCTATTTTTTTATTTTCTTCATTTTCATCAATAACTTTTACATCAACTGTATTATTTTTAATATTTATTTTTATGGAATGGTGTTGGTCAAAATAAATTTCATTTTCATTATTATTATCATTATTATTATCATCATTATTATCATTATTATTATCATTATTATTATCATTATTATCACTATTATTAGTCATTTGTATAATTATTTGTTTTACAACACGTGGAACCGGGTCTGTAAAATAGTGCGCTCTATTCTCATCACCTGATGGAATTGTAATAATATTATTATGAAATAATTTTGGCGAAGTTAAACAAATATTTGTAACATCTATACTATTTCCAAGTATTCCATATTTAATTTTCATTTATTAATAATATATATAAATTAAATACCTTTATATATATTTTAAGAATAAGAATGTATTTCAAGAAGAGGAAGACTATTTCTGGTTCTCGTCATACCAATCTATTGACAAGTAGGGTGGAATATTATTTTTCAAGTTGGATGAATTTATGCTTGTGTTTGGTCCATTTGAAACCAGTGCATTAATTTGTGTTGTTCCAATGGATGAATTGAAATACTTCAAGTCTGAAACGTATCCATTAAATCCTGTTCCGCTGCAAATGTAAACATCGTCATAATTTTGATTGGGAACACTTGTCATAACAAGTCGTTTAGTTAAACGACCATTAATGTATACATCTAGCGTGTCGTTAGTAAGACGAATGACAACATTAAACCACTTGTTGATTGGCATATTTGGAATTGAAATTCCATCACCTCCAGGAGAACATGCAGGTTGTTTTACATTATCCATCAATATCTGAAGCGTATTTGTATCAGATAAATACAATCCAGGAGCATTATTAGAAAATTGTGAACTGTTGTCAACGTTACATAATCCCATTGAACCCGCACCTTTACTAAATACATGTTGCCAATTCTGAGTCGACGGCTGTACCGGTTTAATAAACATCCAAATTGACCATGTGAACTCCATTCCAAATATTTGATTTGTAGAACGAATAATTGGCATGGAACTCGTAGATGTCGGGTCCTGACTAATTACAATTGGAAGTGTTGCATCTGCCATTCCGTTGAGCAGCGTCATATTTTGACTGGGGGCTAATAACCAGGAGAGAAGTGCGATGCAAATTCGCAAAAGAATAAAAAAAATAATGATTACTAGCAATAAAAATGCGGTTTTTGCGATCAATGTATTTGATTCTAAAAAATCTTTACTGCTAGATACATCGGATGACCCAAATGGTGATGTGAATTTAGAAAAATAAGAAGATGAGGGTCCTGATGACGACGACGATGAAGACGATGGATAGTCACTGTCATACGACGATGATGATGATGATGATGATGGGAAACTAAATGACATGATTTATAATGAAAAATTATATGTTTTATATTATATATTATATATTATATAAAACATATAAAAAATATAAAATTTTCATTTAAATCCACTATAAAATCCGGTATAAATTGGTAAATTAACCAATAACCAAGTCATAAAAAATCTAAATAATTTAAACATTCAAATCTAAAATTCCTAAAGTCTATTTATTTAATTTTAATAATTCATTAATAACTCATTATAATTTTAATAACTACTAATAATAATAATAATAATAATATAATTAGTAATAAATAATAATAAAAATATAATATAATAATGTCAAAACCAGTAATACATCGAGTAAATGGATATACAATACTATTTATGAAATCAAAAAGTAAAACTGCATATGTTAGTAGCATTATTGCGAATGGTTATTGCAATGAGACGGAATCAGACCTTGGAATAAATCACTTGTTAGAACACGTCTTGTTGGAATCATGGAAAAAGTGTAAACAAAAATCATGCGAACTTTATTGGATGTCAAAACCTGTATTTTTTAATGGGTTCACCACCATGACCCAAATGAAATATTTTATTGATGGAACATCACATGAGCTACCCGAAATGCTTGAATATATCATTGATGTTACAACACATCCAAGAATATTACAAAAAAGTCTAACTGCTGAAAAAAAAATAGTTATAAATGAAATGAATGTAAGAATAAACTCGTCAGATTATGGTTTCAATCAGGTTTCATTAGATGCACTTTATACACTTCCTGGACTTCAACAATCAAATAATTACTTGTTGCAAAAAAAAAATGTTGAAAATATTTCATTACGAGATTTAGTTAACTATCTTACAAAGAATTATACGCCATCGAATACTTATTTTTTTGTATCTGGAGATTTTATTCCGGCGCATGTTTTGAGCGTATTCAAAAAAAAATTAACAGCGTCGACATCATCTGTTGGAATTGATTCGAATATTCCTTCAAAAAATCCATTTTCTTATCAACCCAAACTATTTTTTGTAAAAAATAAAACAGACGGAGCCAATGCTAGTGGTGGAGTTGATTTTAATATTTTTTTTCCACTAGACATTCACATGAATAACGAACTTCTTCAGCATTTGCTTATAACGTGCAACGTTGTAGAAAAAGAACTGTATAATATTCTTAGGATTGACCATAAATTAGTATACTCAATATCTGTTCAATATGCAACTTACTACTATGGCACTGTTGTTGAAATAACCGGCTCTTGCACAGATTCAAATCTAGTTAAAATACTTGAATATATTATAGCATACCTTCGAGATAAAAAAACAAAATATGTTGACCAGAAAATATTAAATAATGCAAAAAAACTTTTACTACTTAATAGGTACAACCACATTAAAAATCCGATGGAAATGGCGGAGTTTTATGAATCGCAATATTTATTGAATCAAATGCAGGAGCGATATCGAAGTCACGGTCGGGAAAGCAAAGAAGAAGAACAAAAGACAAAGACGGTCTGTAAAATTTATTCTGAGACGGAGTTTGATAAAAACCTTGAAACAATTCATGCAAAAGATGTTCAAAAGATTATGAATATGATAGATTTCGGTGCTATAATTATCGGATACATGGGCAAAAAAAATCTTGATTTAAAATTATCTGATTTTATTTAGTTCAGCTTATACGTTGCTTCATTTTTCTTGTGTTTGTAGTTTTTGTTTTTTTTGAATGTTTTGACCTTGTTGACCTTGACCTTGTTGACCTTGTTGACAAAGCAAAAGTAGTCCACGGCTGCGACGGTCTGTCGTGTAAAAGCGGTTTCAACATTTCCCACTGCATATTGCGTTCACAAAACGCATCTTTATAAAATGGCGTTCCACACGACGACCCCCAAATTCCCATAAATTTCATTTCACGCGCAAGGTCGCTGCTTATCACTTTTCCGTCTAATGCTCCGCGCGGCGCAAAGGGTTTCGGTCGGTCTGCTTGAGACATGAATGCGCGGTCATCCAGCTCATAATGAGAACAAACAGTTCGTGAACACATGTTCATTTTATTTAAATAAACATCATAATGGTCAGAAATAATTTGTTTTGCCAAATTTATGTCAATCTTTCCTCGATGTTTGCGCATTAATTGTTCTAAACGAACGCGCCTTGCTCCTTGGTGTCGTCGAATGTCATCGAACCCGCTATTGACACTTTCCAAATTTCTTATTCGTGGGTCATATGCCGCATTGAATCCAATAAAATAACCATTTTTTGTTCTAACAACTGGTGTATATTTTAGCCCAAGCTCTATTCTCAATATTTCATTAGTGTTTGTATCTCCGAAATACCAGGTTGACCCATAGTCGCCAGAATTATTTGTCGTCAAATATTTTACATAGTCATCTAGCGTGTTTCCGTATTGCATTGCACTCCTTACTCTGCAGCATATTGGGTCCTTATTTTCATATGCGTTGAATCCGCCCAATGTAGTCTCTGTTCCAAAAATGCCGCTGCTACACGTGAAAAAATCAGTTCCGCTAAATACAAATCCGGGTCCCCCTTGAAACAGCATGCGGTGTCCGTTTGACGGTATAATGCTTATAATTATATTGAAATATTGCCCTGATAAAAAGTTATCAAACGTGTTGTGCGCGCACACTATTTTGCCGTCGGTTGTATATGAACCAACTGCAATAAACGCAGAACACCGGTCTTGAGCCCCTTTCCAATTATTTCTTCCACCTCCTTCACTTCCGAATGTCAACGACGAACCATCTTCTCCCCCTATGACTCCTCCTAGCAACTTTTCATACTTTTTACTCAACTCGGCATCATTGCGCGATTTCAATACTTGACTCAATGATGCGTATAAATAGTCTAAACTTACAAAACAGTTCCATAGTATAATAAAATCGATGGACTGGTGAGACCCACGCGCAATTCCTTCCATTTCTTCATAAATTTCCGGATAATTCTCTTTTATTTTTGGTTTAAAAAAATCATTTGACATTTCAATAAATACATCCATTGGTCTTCCAAAGTCTTCATACAAACTATATTTCAACATGTTGTGCACTTCCGCTAATTCGTCCTTGACCAATTGTCCGTGCGCATAACCGCGATTATAAGCGGACCCAGATATTGATACGCATATCCAACCATTTAATTCATACCTTGAACCATTTTTTATTTTTTTAAAGCTTAATTTTGATTTTTTTTTAATGCTTTTATTTTTATTTTTCATATTATTTTTAAAATAATAATAACTTGTCTTATATTACATCATTATTATTTATTTTCTAAAACTGCATTTATTATTTATTTTGAGTTGTGAATAAATGAATTAAATAATTGATAATAACATTATTAAGTATTTAAAGATTATACGAATTAACTATTTATATTGAAGATTAATTTATTTGTGTTTATAGAATTGCATCAATGTCTGACAACGTTTTAACAATAAAAACAGTTCAAATTGCGCCGTTTCGAACGCTAATGACCGCTCTTAAGGATATTCTTCTTGAAACGAATATTACGTTTCAAAAGGATGGTATCAGAATTATCAACATGGATAAATCGCACACCATGTTGGCGCACTTGTATCTCGCTGCCGAGAATTTTGAAATGTATGAATGTCATAAAGATAAAATCATTATTGGTGTAAACATGTTTCATCTTTTCAAGCTTATTAATTCAATTGATAATGATGACACGTTGACAATTTACATTGAAAATAAGGATTACAATGACGGCGTTGTGTCGTATCTCGGGCTAAAGTTTGAAAATGGAGATATTAAACAATGTAAAACTCAAAAACTGCGCTTGATTGAACCCGACCCCGAAGAGCTTGTTGAACCAAATGTGGTTTTTTCGTCTGTTATTAATTTGCCTTCTTCTGATTTTCAAAAAATAATTAGAGACTTGTCTTGCATTTCGGAAAAGATTGAAATAAAATCTGTAGGAAATGAACTGATTTTTCGATGCTCAGGACAGTTTGCCACTGCAGAAGTTCGGCGCGTTGAGTCCGATGACAGTATGAAATTTATTCATAAACAGGATTCAAATAAAATTATTCAGGGAGAATTCTCTCTGAAAAATCTTGGATATTTTATTAAATGCACGAATTTGTGTAACCAGATTGAAATGTACCTTGAGAATGATTTGCCGCTGGTGGTTAAATATTATGTGGCGAGTTTGGGAGAGATTAAGCTGTGCTTGTGTCCCCTTCCGTCTTCATAATTCATCATCAATGTCATTTGATGCAGCGTCAGTTGCAAAATTGTCATCACCGGCTGGTTTAATGGAAATGGTTGAAGATTCTAGTCCCATGTATTTGTCCAAGTATCTAAATATTCGGGATATGTCCAATTTTCCAATGTCATAATTATCCAGCATTTCGTGTATTTCATCTTCGCTGTATTTATATTTGTCTCTCAATGACAGAAAATATGAAAACATATCTTTTTGGTCCATAGCAAGTTGTTGGCATAAATTTTGTATAAACAGCGAGTTGTTATATTCTGTGCTATACTTTGTTAAAACTTTTGTAAAACGTATTTCAGGTGGGGCGCATTTTGTTTTCTTTTTAAAAGGTTCGTGTTCATGATACAGTTTATTATTATAAAATGTTTTTATCAATGAGCTCATTTCATTGAACTGCCATATTTGTTTCTGAAAAGTTATTCTATCAACATAATCTGCAAAACATATATTATTAAGAACCATTTTATAAAATCGAATTGAATCTTCTTTTTTATATTTAGAAATGGCATCAATTACATTTTCGTGCCAAAGTAACCCAACAATTGTCCTATCAGTTTCATTCAATAACGTCCCATGCTGTTCAATTGGATAATTGCAGCTAAACAATTTTTGCGTAAGCTGTTTGCTATCTTCGTTGTATGTCTTGGGTTGAAAAATCATTTTAATTACATCACAATTTAAAATATGTCCCGCACCCTCTTCTTCATTTTTGGATTTAACATTTCTTTCATTTCTCTCTATATCCTGACTGTAAATATTATAAACCGTCGTTAATTTCCTCAAGTCGCCTTGTATAAAATCTAAAATATTACCATTCAAATTTGAATCAAGCGTCGGCATTAAACTAGTAACAATTTTTGACATTTGACTTTTATTGGGAGTTTTAAGTTCAAATGTATGACAAACCTTTATTAACTCTTTAATTTTTTTGTCTGCATGATAGTTTCCAATGCAAATAATTGGGTTGATTGTTGATTCTTCTAATTTTTGTTTTTTTGTTTTTTTCGGTCTAACCAATTTGATGAGAGATGTAATTCCACCTTTGTCACCGTTATTCATTCCGTCAATCTCATCCATTACAATGACAATTCGTTTTACCTTTTTATCAAACATGGACATGATGTTCCGATTTGACATGTTGTGTTTTGCAATCGTTTCAATAATTGATTTATTTCGAATGTCGCCAGCGTCATATTTGATTACATCATAACCAATGTCATTCAACATGGAAGTTACAAATGCTGTTTTACCGGACCCCGGATTTCCGTATATATAAAATCCCTTTTTTATCTGGTCTTGTGAATCATTTTTTTGAATATGTTGCAGTATATCTTTTATTTCATTATAAATGTTCTCTCTATCAAGTATTTTATTTAAATCAAGTTTATCCATTTATTACAAATGTGGTGTGGTGTGTATGATGTATATATTATTATATTTATGTTTATATAACTAATTTTATAACTAATTTATTCATTAAAAACAAATTTGCAACTATTAGAATATATTTATCTTATAAAAAATTAATAATAACATAAATATAATAATAATACAAAAATGACAACTCCGAATTCAAATGCCAATGATTGTACAACAAGTTGTTGCGTGTTCAACTATTACACAAAAATCGTATATAATCCAAATCCGCCGCGACTGTGGTCGCGTTTTGACTATGTGTGTTACTGTTCTCCGGGGCCATCATGTTCAACCGATTATGATAAATTGAACGAGAGACGCAAAGCGGAAATATTGAAATACAAGGCAAACAGTAGTTGCATTACAAAAAATCAACAGTATGCAAATGCTGCAAGTAATCGTTGGTTAACAGGTAGAAAAAGAAGCTGGGCTACACAAACAGTCTCTTACACAAATCCAAACACCAGTACTTTAGAGAGAGTCGGAGATGTTCTCGTTTGCAATAATAATAATGTGAGCTGTTCGCTTACAAGTGACTCTAATGTTCCAGGTAAAATTCGAAAGCTTTGTTATAATCCCTCAGTTCCGCTGTATAACTACAAGGTTATAAGGACATATAAATCGGGCGGAACAAAATGGACGGAATATGGACCTCCACCCAAAGTTGCTTTTTAAGATACCTCCCTTTTTATTTTTTATATTGAAACAAAAAAATTTTATTTTCTTTACAATTTGTATAATATAATCAATTATTTTATCATATAAATGCAAAATATTTCTGTACAAGGTCTAGAATGTAAACGAGGTAACCCCGACAGTCCTCTATCATCCATTGTTGTTAGTGATGTTGTTAAATACTCTCTTTTTGATGAACATCATTCTGAACCACTAATGAAAATTCAAACACATGGGTTTTCTCCTCCTGCACTTGACCCTGGAAAAAACATTTTTTTTAATATAGATGGTTATAAAGACAGGGCTACTCTTATTGGTGACAAATGGATGTTAGAACCAATTCAAACTCCTCATCAAAATCCGCCACCTAATGCATCTTGGAGCATTTTCGATGAGAGAGTTGGTGCTCCACCCCAACCATCGAGAGCCCCTCTAGGTGAACCGCCGTCAGCACCTTCATGGGTAGAAGCAGAACATCTTCTAGGTACATCATCACATGTAAATGCAAACGATCCTGATTTGTTAGGTACAGCACCACAATTGGCACAATTGGAAGGTGGTAAAAAAAAAACTAATTCTAAATCTAAATCTAAAAAATGCGATAACAAAAATAAAAAAACACAGAAAAAATACAAGTCACGACCTTCCCCTGCATTTCCAGCAAATGTTTGCAAAAATAAAACCAAAAAAGGAAATAATGGAAAGTTTTTTAAATCTGTTGCAGATAAAAATGGTATTTACAAGTGGGTTGCAGTAAAGAAAAAATAATTTATTTTAAATGCCAATTTCTCTCAACAAAAGTCCGCGCGGTTTAAGAGAACCACCTTTAGCTTATAATAGCGAATAATAAGAAATAAATAATATTTATTATTATTTATAATTAAAAATGGGAAATAATGTGTCTTTAGGTTACGATGAAGACGAGCAAGAACAACAAGAACAACAAGAACAACAAGAACAACAAGAACATGTGGATGAACAAGAACACGCAGATGAAGAAGAACCATTCAATAAAAATGACAAGATTAAAAAATCAAGTATCAAAAATAAAGAATGTGCAAGTGCAAATGCAAATGCAAATGCATCAGTATCAGAATCTGTATCAGAATCAATACAGGCAATTGCATCAAAAATAAAAAAACGAAAACAAACTGTTCGAAATTTAAAAGCATCAAAAAAATCAGGAAAAACGAAAAGTAATAAACGTATTTTAAAAGAATATCAATCTCGCTATAATGAAAAATGTAATGTGGAACGGGAACGGGAGCGCGCGACAAGTTCTACGCTCTTAAATTTGGATTAATGCAAATGTCCATTGTTGGAAAAATGTCACCCGACATACACTGGTCATTTTCACCCACGCTTATGCAGCTCCTAAATCCTCGGTCTTCGCCAATGTAACAATAACCAGATTTAGAACGACCGCCGCTTTGCGTAACACTTGTCGCATCATCAGGTGATGGCATGGGCGCCATCTTTTTCAAATTCGCAAGACCAGTAGACAATACATTATTTTCAGATGTTTCTACTGTTTCTGGGTCAAGTGGCGGAGAGTTAAGCGCCGTAGCTTGCGCTTGTTGTTGATTTTGTGCTCTCATTTTTTCTTGTGGTGTCAAGTTGAGCCCTTTTTCTAAAATATTGACACTTCCGGTGATTGCACTCGATGCTACATCTGCACCACCCTTTAAACCCACGGCGCCAACATTTGCAGTTGTTTTCACGGTTTCGCCGGTAGAATACCCAATCCACTCCAATACCGATTCAACCCATCCGGTAAATTTTCCTAAATTGAACAAATTATATATTAAAACCCAAATTATCAACACAATTAATATTCCTGATATTATTGACCAAATGCTGTATCCAGAATCTGTGCCACCTGCATCTGCCGAATCGGGCAAATCTGAAGCGACAGCACCCGTAATTGCAGATGTAAAAGAATTTAATGAACTAGTTAATGGTGCTGTTATTGATTCTGCTGCTGTAGACGACGATTCTGCCGGTAAACTCATTGTTGTTATTATTATTATTTATTATTATTATTATTATTTATTATTATTTATTATTATTAAAAAATAAACTGTTATATAATTTACAATTTATTTTTTAATTGTGCATTCAAATATTATTTATCTACAATCAATCAACTTGTAATTAGTTTCATTAATTTATATGTTACCCACGTTGTAAATGCAAAGAGCGTTCCTCCCCACAACGTGTCTGAAATTGCCGTCTTCCACGAATATTTTGTAAACATGGTAATATTTGTCATGTCAAATACTCCGTACAGAAACACTCCTAGTATAAATGCATCAAGAGGACTCTTATTTTGCAATATAATAAAGTAATTAAAAGCACCTATAACGCACACATACGACAAAATCGCTCCATACACATTCGCTTTTAAAGGCGCATTTTGAATGAGTTCAACATTTGACTGGAATATTGACATTCCAATATTGTACAAGTATAATCCATCTACAATCAATAGTACTGCAGATGAAACAAAAAAAAGGATTAGTTTTTTATTAAAACTCATTTATATATTTTATATTTATTGCTATATTTAATATTTTTTACTATTTTTTAATAATTTATTCTTGTTTTGAAATGAATTGTGTGAAACTATTAAGTTTTTCAATTTTGTCAATTGTTTTTTCCAGGTCGCTTCGCTTTACATTTTGCATCAAGTAGTCTGTTGCCGGGGCAATTTCATTTTTTTTTATTTGTTTATAAACTGAATTTATTTTTTGAACTACTAAATCCACCATTCCCTTTGCGGTTGGAAGAATGATTTCTTTTTCAGTGGTATATGACTCGGTTAATAATGAAATTGCAAAATACAACAGATATCGTCGCTTTGCTTTTGCACCCGGTGTAAAACGCATGCAATATAAATGTAATAAACTCGTAAGAATTTTAATAACAATTGGTTTCTTTGGTAAAATACATGTTTCAGATTTTGCACCTTTTATTATAATTTCCCATAGAATCCACACCGGGTCCATTTGATATTTATCTTCCACTGGAATTGACGCGCGCCTAGAACATTTACATGCTTCTTTTTTTTTAGTTTTACACGCGGAATTAAATTCTAAAATCCACTCCAACCAATAACAAGCCAATAAATTATTTTTAGAGTCGCCTGATATATGATAAGCAAATTCATTTAGTGCAATGAACAGTTCTTTGGGGTCTTCTTTTTCAAATATCGCATTCACATATTCGACATTTGGAGCTTTTAATTTAGTTGAAAGTGTTGTTATCTCATATTCATCTTTGCGTATGTCAACACGCTGGAAGCTGTGTTTTTTATTTGAGAGACACAACACGCAAATAATTTCGGCAAACAAGTTTCTGATTTTTGGATTGTTTCTTAGTGCAAGTTCATTTCCAACATACCCGTTGGACATAATTTGTTTAAATACGTCATAGCGCATTTCAATGTAGAGCGGCAATTTCGTGTTTGCTAAATGAATGTGTTTTCCAACCATTGTTAAAATAATATCCCACAGTTCTAAATATTGACCTGCGCAAATAAATTCTGAACTCCAGTTACAAGCCGGTTCAATTTTACCATCTATTATGCATTTAATCAACTCGCTTCTTACATCTGATTTTTTATATTTTGAAAATGTGGTTCCTTTGAATTCGGCTATTAGTCTCATATCATTTATTTCAGTATCTATTTTTGACATGATATTATTATTATTATTATGTATATTTAATTGAATATTTAATTGTATTTATAAAATAATAATATATAAATACAACATATTTAACACAATCGTAATTTAATAATTTATTTATTTTAATAATACTATATTATAACATAGCATCATAGCAACAATGGAGAACAATATGAATACTCTTGTAGAAAACAAAAAAATTATCGATAATATTGCGGATAAAATTTACAGTATGCCATGTTGGGCGGCTCTCCTGTTATTTTTAGCAATTATAATTATTACCATATGGGGTATAAGTTTTTTTTATAATGGAAACATAACAAATAAAGAGGGTTTCACGCAAGAAGCCAATTTCATTTTAAAACAAAATGATGAAGTATTTGAAGACCCATTTTATGTTGGCATATATGATGATTTGTTTTATAAAAAAATATACAACACATATGAGGTGGGCGTTATTATAAATGAAATACATCCCACATCTAAAGATGTAATTGTTGAAATCGGTTCAAAAACTGGAAACTATGTTTCTGCAATGAAAAGCAACGGGTATAACATTGTTGGATTGGACAAATCCAAGGCCATGGTGGAGTATGCATCAGAAAAATATCCCGACTGTAATTTCATTCACGGGGACCCCCTTGATTTCATGAATTTTTCATCTGAATACGCAACTGCTATTTTGCTATTGGATTTTTCCATTTATTATATTTCAGACAGGCGCACACTGTTTTACAACTGCTACCACTGGCTGAAACCCGGCGGCTACTTGGTTCTTCATCTTGTTAATCGCCACATGTTTGACCCAGTTGCGCCAGCGGCAAAACCATTTACAATTGTGTCTCCACAATCCGTTGCACCGGCGCGCATCACAACTTCAGATGTTATTTTTAACAATTTTAATTACAAGAGTAAATTCGAAATTGAAGAAAACAGTGAAACCAGTAATGGAACTAATGATACTGCCAAAATAATTGAAACCATGAGGGATAAACGGGGAAAAGTTCGAAAGAATGTAAGGTCGATGAAAATGACAGGGCAAAAAATAATTATTGGTGAAGCGAAAGACACCGGATTTATGATGTTGGGTCAGTATGACCTTATTAAAAGTCAACGCGAATACCAGTACTTGTACATTCTTTATAAACCAAGCAACTGAACATTCATTGGCACTTTATTTTTTTATATTCGTAGTTCGACGACGCCTGGTTTGTTGCCTGTTGCCACTGTTGCCACTGTTGCCACTGTTACCACTACTGCTAGTTTCCATGTCCGATTTAAAAGTTAATGCCGTTCCAGTTGCAACACATATTATTATATTTCTCATTTCACTTAAGGTCACCTCTATTCCCGATATCATTTTTACTCCTGGATACATTATCAACGCGCTATTTATTAACTCTTGTATTGTTTCATTATACACGTCATCAACCTTTTTATTTACTGCACTATTTTTCCCGCCAAATAACGACGATAAATTTCCCACAATGCTTCTAAATAATGATATTCCGTGAACATTTGTGCCTCTTACAATTCCCAAAGGTTCATATTTTGTTACATCATACGTCATAAGAGTTGACAATATTATATTATTGGAATTAACTATATTACTTCCATCACCACCTTTACCTTTGAATATTTCCATTATTTTGATGATTCCTATTGTATATACATTGGTAACATAATAATAATATAATAATAATATAATATTAAAATTGAATTTTATAATAATCCAATCCGAATTATTATAAAATGCATTATGCTTCACCCTAAAACCGATATTCGCTCCATGTTCAATAAAACCCTGGGACAAAATTATGCATCTGAGGTTCCTATTATGGTTACAGAGGCAATTGCCGTTGTTGTCCCCCCCGCCGAAAAAAAAAAGGCAATAAAAAGAGATGAAGTTGATGTCCTTTGTGATGCATATTACAAAGCATACACAGGTGAAAAAATAAAAGGAATTATAAATCACGATGTGGTATCAGTGAAAGAAACGTTGAAGGAAATTGTTGAAAAATGTAAAGTAAAACCAAAAAAACTGTATCGATATTTTCATCATATAAAAGTTAGTTCCAAAGACTCCGATACTATTTTCCCAATCGAATACCTACTTTTACATCCGTTTCAATTCATCACATTCGAACACCAGTTCATATCTTATAAAGAAGCCATGAGCATTTGCACTGAAAAAGGATTAACGCCTCCACTTAAAATGCGAAGAAATGCGTGGATATATGACTATTTCATCGGAAAACAAAATAAATTATACATAAGTGAAACTGAATCTGAGCAACTTTTAATAGATTTTAACAAAGAATTCGCATTTTATAACAGAAATGCGGCACAGTCATTGTTGCTGAACGAACGCTACATTGTTGAAAAGATATTCGGGTCTAAATATTATTATACAACGCAAGAATTTATTGATTTTGAAATAAAAACATCAGATAAAGTCATGGAACTATTTTATCATGAATCAAAAGAAGCAGATGAAGCAGATGAAACGTATGAAAAAGAAGAAGAAGCCATTGATGCTCACATTGAAAATTATACAATGAAACAGCATGAAACAAAAGATGAGTTCAAGTTTGAACCAGAACAAGTGGAAGCAATAAAAAGGGGGTGTCGTTTGAATAAAATGCAACTGTTGAACATTACTGGTCCTCCGGGAACTGGAAAATCTACAATTGTAGACTGTATCATGAATTATAAATTGCGAGCTGGAGGAGGAGGAAAGGAAGATTGCATTATTGCAGTCATGGCTCCAACCGGTTTGGCGCAAAAGAATCTGAAAAATAGTTGCAAATGTGACCCAAAATTTAGCGAAAATATCATGTTCTCAACTTTACATCGAGCCCTTAATTTCACATTCAAAGACAAAAAGAATAAATTTAAACCATCAATCATAATTGTTGATGAGTCATCAATGGTTGACTTGTTCTTATTTAACAAGCTATTGTGCGCCTGCGAACGCTTTCAATGTTCGCTTATTTTAATTGGAGACGTAAAACAACTTCCGCCGATTAGCGCAGGAACTCCTTTTGAATCTATTATAAATTCCAAGATTTTTGACACGACAGTTCTAACAAATATAAAACGACAGAATGGAAATTTGAAAACAATTATTGAGAAATTAAATATGCCGAATGGCGTTCACTATGATGATTTTGATAACATTTGTTCCACTTTTATTGAAGCAAAAACTCCTGAAGATTTTGAGCGAGTTATTACCGAAATATATAAAAAAGAGATGATGCAAAAAGTCGGAATTCACACCATGTGCGTTCAAAGAGAAAAAACTGCCGGAGTATTCGCCCTGAATCCAATTATTCAAAAACTTAAAAATCCAAATGGTGAGGAATTATTTGTTAAACGTTATGAAGGTGCACACACCCACATTTTTCACGAGGGCGATTTAGTGATAAGAACTGAAAATGATTATAAAGATGAGAATAATGTTCGAGTGAATGGTGATGTTGGCACCATTCATCAAACTAAAATAAAAGTAAAAAGATACGGAAAAGATGTTTATGATTACAAGTATACAATCAAATATGAAACTGGGAAAGAAGAAGATGGTCTTACATCTGGAGATGTTCAAGACGCATTCATGCCTTTTTACGCAAGCAGCGTTCATAAAATGCAAGGACTGCAAGAAACAGTCATTGTGTTTATCGTTTCTCCTGCGCACAATTATTGTTTAACAAATGAAAATTCCAAAAAATTAGTTTACACGGCAATATCAAGGTGTAGGGCGAACTTTTATGTTGTTGGAGACAAGTCGTTATTTTTAAAAGCGCAAAAATTAAAAGTTGAATTCACTTATCCCACGCTTTTCATGACCGAATTCAATGAATATGAATAAATACTACAAGATGATAATAAACATAATAAACATTAACTTGTAATTATTCGTATAATAATATTATTTTTTTTTACTTGATACAATAATACAATGACTTCTTCAACACTTAAAATGGTGTGCAATAAAGACCAAGTGTCACTTTATAAAGATGTGATAAACGTTGCTGATAAAACATATAAAATCATTTTTAATGCACGCAATGATGGATTTCCAATTTATACAATGGTTGGATTCAAAATGTACACACTTCTCTATGAGTTAAATCGCGATATTATTCACTCATTCAAAGTTATTAAGGAAAATGACAAAAGTATTGAAATGGTTTTTTTATTCAAATCCGTCGGTAAAGAATTCGGAATTGCTCCAAAGTTCATGCACACAATAACGACTGCAGATTCTATTCCGTCTCCGCATAGTTGTTATGTTTTTAATAGCTTCGACGTCTGTAATGAAAACGATAATGATGTTTTAATTCCAAAAAAATATGAACGGTTGTACACAAATAACTCCGTTTTAACAATTCATCTCATTTCAAATAATGAATTGCATTTTGATTTTACATTTAATTTGAAAGATAATGATGACAAAAATCAAAATGAAAAAAATGAACCTCCAATCTATATGGAAAATTCTGTTGCATTGATGATAAAAAAAATGTTTTGTAGATTAAAAGTATTTACAGAAAGAATGACATAATTATATATAGTTGATATATTATATTCAATCTTTTATTGAATGTTTAAAAATACAAAAGTAAATATAGTTGATGCATTTCGAATAATAAAATCATATTCATCTGCATTTTTTATTTTGACTACAGAAACTGTTAAATACAAACTGGGATATACAGAATATAATAACTACATTAAACAACTTGCTTTGAAATTATCCAGAGAGAATGTTTTTTACATTAAATTTTTTCAAGCAGCATGCACAATAAAGTCTCCCCTCTTAACAGATGAACTTACATCATTTCTCACAACGTTTACCGACAATGTGCCATATTCTTCACATGAAATTGATCATGATTCACTTCAATCGGTCATGAATGAATTTTCGGTTTCAATAAAAAAACCATTTGTTCCAATAAAATCAGGAACGATTTCACTTATTTTTGAAGGCACTATACACGATAAACCGGTTATTATTAAATGTAAGCGAATTGGAATTGATAATAAAATTCATAATGCAATTTTTCATATGAACCATTTGATTTCAATTTCAATGCTTATTCCGCATATTAAAAACTTGAATGTGCACGAAATTTATAGTGAAAATAAACAAAGCGTACTTGACCAGCTTTGTTTTGAAAATGAAGTTTCAAATATTAAAATGTTTTATTCAAAGTGGAACAAACCGGGACTTGATTACATAAAAATACCGAGAGTGTATTCCGACATTACAATGAAAGTTCCAAATGTAATTGTAATGGAACGCATATTTGGAAAAACAATCACCCAAATTGATACAGACGATAAAGATAAATATGCTCTTCTGTTGGCGAAATTTAATTTCAAAAGTGTATTTTATGATGGAATTTATCACGGAGATTTTCATCCTGGAAATGTATTTTTTTTAAAAGAAAATAAAGTAGTTGGTTCTGACAATGACGACAATGATGACGATGATGACGATGATCACGATGATGACGATGCGCCATACACGTACAAACTTGGAATTATAGATTTTGGAATTATCGGAACGTTGACGAGAGAATTGCAAAATGTAATATACAATTTATTTCATAATTTATATGAAAAAAATCATATTGGTGTTGCGCAGTGCATGATAGATAATTTAATTGAACCGAAAGATATTTTAACACCTGAATCTAAAAAAGAATTGGGTGAAATTATTTCATCTTATTCAGAAATCCATTTTGGAAAAGAAAATCATAAATTTTTAGATGCTGAAGATATGATAACAATTAACAAGTTACTATACAAGTATGGGGTTCAGTTTTCGAAAGAATTTTGCAAGGTGGAATTATCTTTTGCAATATCGGATAGTGTGTGCAAACTATTATCAAATAAAACGACTTACATTGACCAGCTTTTAAATATATTTTCAAACCCTTCTTGATGTTAATATTTTAATTTGAAAATTTATAAAAATATTATTTATTTTTATATGTTTTATGTCTTCGCTTCAATGATGTATTTGATTTATATTTTTTATAAACGGTTTTTTTTCTTTTTTTATTTTTGTTATATTTCACACCACCTTTAAGTTTATTCTCTTGTGCATTAGCGGAAGATTGTTCGGCAAGAGCGGCAGATTGTTCGGCAAGAGCGGTAGTGTCAAGTTGTTCAACAGCAAGTTGTTGTTCTTGTTGTTGTTGTTGTTGTTGTAATTCTTCAGTAGTAGTTGCAGTTGTAGAAGCAGCAGCGGCAGCATTTGCTTCGGCGGCAGCATTTGCTTCGGCGGCAGCATTTGCTTCGGCGGCAGCCTTAGCTTCGGCGGCAGCATTTGCTTCGGAAGCAGCCTTAGCTTCGGCGGAAGCATTTGCTTCGGAAGCAGCTTTAGCTTCGGCGGCAGCATTTGCTTCGGAAGCAGCCTTAGCTTCGGCGGCAGCATTTGCTTCGGCGGCAGCATTTGCTTCGGAAGCAGCCTTAGCTTCGGCGGCAGCATTTGCTTCGGCGGCAGCATTTGCTTCGGAAGCAGCCTTAGCTTCGGCGGAAGCATTTGCTTCGGAAGCAGCTTTAGCTTCGGCGGCAGCATTTGCTTCGGAAGCAGCCTTAGCTTCGGCGGCAGCATTTGCTTCGGAAGCAGCGGCATCAGCAATTTCAAGTTGTTGTGTATCTTGTTGTATTTTGTTATTTAATTCACCAATTCTTATCGTTACTTCTTCTGACATTAATTTAAGTTCTTCAAGTTTTTTTAACTGCTTAGCTTTTTTATCAATAGCGGTTTGTTCAGCAGCAGCAGTAGCAGCAGCAGCAGCAGCAGCAGCAGCAGCATCAGCAGTAGCAGCAGCAGTAGAAGCAGCAGTAGCAGCAGCAGCATCAGCATTTTCTTCAACAATAGTGTTTTTAGTAGAAACTTGTTCTTGCTGTAAAGCAGCAGCAGCAGCAGCAGCAGCAGCGGCATTGGCTTCAGCTTCAGCATCTGCCAATAAAGGAACTTCAAGGGGCATACCAGCAGCATCTGCCGATGGTGATAAAGATAAAGGAACTTCAAGGGGCATACCAGCAGCATCTGCCGATGGTGATAAAGATAAAGGAACTTCAAGGGGCATACCAGCAGCATCTGTCGACGGCAAGAGAGGAGCAGGAGCAGGTTCAATGGACGTGTCTTCCTGCTCGTTTCCACGCTTTCCGGTTACAGTTGCAGGCTCAGGCTCGCGCATCTGAATAGCAGCAGCATCTGTCGACGGCAAGACAACAGATTCAGGGGGCACAAGAGCAGGAGTGGCAGCAACCTGGTCACTAGAAGCGGCAGGAGCGGGAGACGGTATTTTTTTGGCTTCTTCAGCAGCTTCAACTGCTTCGTGTTGCTCTTGTACGTACCTTTCTTCTTCTTCGTCATACTTTTGTTGTTGTCGTTTGAATATTGCATCTTTTTCTGCTAATTTTTGGTTTAATTCTTGCATCTGTTCAGCAGTAGGGTCAACAAACTTACTATTTTTTAATATTTTATAATTGGGTATTGGTTTTGTATCTTTGGAAAAAAGTGAGGGAGTTTTAGGATTGTTAACAAGAGTAGTTCCATCACTCAACGTTATCATATTTTTTTCAAGCTCATGGCTTTTTGCCCTCTCTCTTATACCCCTCTGGTATTTATTGTCTTTTAATCTATTTGCGTCCCGCTCTTTTCGATACTTGGCGGCATCAAATGGAGCTCCGCCCATACCTTTATGTTGTCTTCTTGTAGTTTTTTTATTTTTTGAAGAAGAGTTCCTCCTCCCGCCTACTAATTCCATATATTTAAGTTTTCTTGTTATATTATGTTTACTGTTTATTGTATTCATTATTAATGTACTAATAATAATATAATATAAATAATATAATATAACAATATATTATATTATTTTGTTAATTATTATAATATTATAATATTCATTTATTATATTATATTATCTTATCCGTCGGGTAAAGTGAGACTTGTAAATTTATCAATAAATTTATTTGAATATTTATATGAATAATAAGAAATAAGCGACATTGCTATCAACATTGGTAAAGTATCATAATTTTGATTTGTAAGACTCGAAATAATAAATGCGGAAGAAATCGGATTCCCCAAAATTGCGCTAAAAAATGAATTCATTCCTACAATAATTGTTTGAGTGGATGGGAGAGTTGTAAAATTATCATATACACTTCCAATCCCGCCACCCATTGACATAAAAACCCATTTATGTCCACCCGAACATCCCGAAATGAAAGTTAAAATAACATTTACTAAAAATCCTAATAATATTTTGAAATCATATACACAAGCTTTTGAAAATTCACAATTTACCATTGTAATTCCTTCTCCTGTCATTTCAGTTCCTCCATTAACATTATTTATTAGCGCTGCAAGACAAAATCCAAAAAATATCGGAATAACATTTAACAGTGTTTTACTTTTCGTAACAAGATTTTGCACCGTGTTGAACATTTCCGTCATTATTTTAAATAATACAGATGCAATGACACCACAAAAAATGGCTAAAATTGAATACTGCAAAAAATGTGATGCACTGTAAGTAAATGACACTGGAAGAGAAGTAAAAATGTCTTTACTGTTATCCACTAGAGAATATGCGATAAGTATTCCAATGGAACAAAAAATAAAATTTGACACTATTTTTTTAGAGTTATTTCTTAATGATTTTTCTAAAACTAAAATTGCAGAAGACAATGGAGATTTAAATGCAATTGTAACTCCAAATATGTATCCAAGGTAAAGTAAATTTTCAATATTTATTTCTACAAGATGATTTTTAAAATAATCAAACATGTAGAGCAGTAATAAAACAGAAATATAAATAATTATGGTTTCAGAACCAAGCGAACCTCCAGAAAATACTGTTACTAAACTACTTGTAGTAATAGCTAAAAGTGAAGAAAATGGAACTATTTTTTTGAATATATTTGGTTCATTCAAATTTTTGAATATATTGTTTATGTTGTTCATGAGCGGTCCATTTGCATTTTTGAAAAGAAATGTTCTTGATGCTATCCAAAAAAATAAGGGTGATAATAAATATAATACTGATGGATTTTTTACAATGTTCAGTTTTGCATCTAATGACAAATTCACAAATGTGTGTTTATATAATTGGCAAATATATCCAATAAAAAATAGCGTAATTATTATAAATATAAATGTGAAACCTCTTTTAATAATTAAATTCATAAATGCATTATATAATGTTTATATTATTAAAATAATTAAAATATTAAAATTATTAAAACATTAAAATATTTTAATTATTAATAATCATTCCATTTATCATTCATTTTATTTCCAAGGTAGATTTTTCATTAAATTCAAAACATCATCATTTTCTTTTGGTTTTATCTCTCGAATATAATTGCTCGGATTCTTTGAAATTTCCGTCAAAAAAGCGCAATCTTCTTGAAGATTTCCACTTAAATGTATGAGTTGGTTTGGAAAATAGGTTTCAATTTGAGTGCATCCTAAATAAATAGGTGTAGTGTTGCAAATAAAACAGTTGCTAATTTTTTCTGAAAAATAATGCGGATGTCGATGGTTTTCAATGCAAATGCTTAGCGAGTATGCTTCATAAGGTTCTTTATCTTTAAAAGGCCCTTTTATATTTGTTTTATTTGGAAATTTTGCATCAAGTTGTGCGGTTCCATTTCCCCAAATGTCAATAGGTAAGTTGTTTGACAAAATAAATGTTGCAAGTTTATGACGATAAACGTGTCCAGGTGCCTGCAATTTTTTAGAAATAATCAATGATATCACATTATTTGAGTTTTTTATCATCGTTTCTCGTGCCGGCTCAGGCGGATGGTCGGTATGCCACATGAAACCATGATGTTCTTTGAATAGCGAACTAGTAAGTTTAGGATGTTTGTATCCAATATAGTATGTGCCAATATGTTTATCTGCGAAATCAATAAAGTCATATGAAAGTCTCAAATATGGAATGGGTTCAAAAGCTAACCCGAGAACGCATTCGGGCGGAACAGAAATATCTGATACAATTGGACAATTTAAAAGAATCGCGTGAGTATATGTATTTCCCGTTGTAATATTCAAATACTTATCCGGACCATAATTATTCATTTTGTGAACATTGCATAATGTTTCATACTTTTGTTTGCATGTTTCAGAATTACAAAAGTCAGAATATATTTTAATTCGCATGTACATCTCTCTAAGATATTTTTCTGAATTTACAAAAAAAATGTGGTCGCATGTTTTATTATCATGTAGGTTTGACAACTTTTGCTGGTTTGATGTTTCAATGAGAGAATAATTTATAATGCGACTATTTCTTCCATTACTATTTATTTGTTGTTTACTATTTGATTTTGAATAACCAATATAAAATATTTGACATTCTCTCAATGTCATAAACAATAAAAGTGAATGAAATTGTGCCATAATTGTATTAAATGAAGTATTTCTAATTGTGAAATTTTTATCATTGCAAGCGTCGCGTTCAAATTGAACCTGAGGGAACGTAGTTCCCCCACACCCCCTCCTTTCACAGAGGGGGTCGTAGGGGGGTGCTTGTCGCCCCCTATCTGCATCTGAATAAAAATGCTGAAACAAATCTTTTTTTATTAAAATTGTACTCAGTAAAAATGGACACGAATGAAAAAGTGACAACTGTGGTATCTTAATGACTCGTGTATTATTAAAATCAACACATTCATTTGACGGAGAGCATTCGCATCCCACGATATCATAATTATGAAGATCCATCAAATCATATTGAAATTGCAATTTATTTATATTCCATACATCATGTTCTAAATCAAAAATTGAAATGTATTTACATTTAGAATTATATAATTTATCATCAATGTCATAGAGAGAATTCAAATTTAAATATGAATCCGGCGTATAAATAATTTTAATTCTCGGGTCAATATTTTCTTTCATCGAACTTTCGAAAGAAACATTTTGCACATTTGTTATTAAAAATAATTCCCAATTCGTAAATGTTTGGGATAATATGGATGTTTTAATAGATGAAAATAGAGAGATTGTTTTTAAATGGTCATTATTTTTATCTGATTTAATATAGTCTTGAGGTATAAAAGATAATATTGTTATCATACTTTATTATAATTATTTTAAATTGTAATAATGTATTTAAATATTAATATTTGAATTATTAAAATATTAGCATTTGAATTATTAAAATATTAGCATTTGAATTATTAAAATATTAGCATTTGAATTATTAAAATATTAATACAATATAATAATGACATACAAAAAAAAAATATATAAAGGAGGCTGCACTGATAGACAAAAAGGCATTGCCGCTCAAATTCGCACATTTACTCGCGGCGATTTGAGAGAAGAATTAAATAATATTGTTCACAGCGGAGATAGTATTACAGCAAAATCACATCACCCATCAAATGAGTACATTGATTTATCTAACAATATGGATTCGAAAGCAGAAGATGTATTAAAAAAAGCAATTGATTTCATAAAAGATAACGAGCATATCAGTTATAAACAAAAAAATAAAATATTAAACGGTATTGTAAATTTTGATTCGAAAACAAATGCGACAACCATGCATAATAAACCAACTATTACATCAACTCGAGTTACCCCTCGAAAATCATTTAAAGATGCAACAAACACAAACAGAATGACAACAAATGCAACTGTAAAATTTAGACGAAGCCGAAGAAATCGAAGAAGCCGAAAAAATCGAAGAAATCGAAGTCGAAGTTAAGCCCACCCCTAGCTTTAAATATCTAAACTAATAGATGTTCGGTCAGATTTTTGTTTACGTTTACTTTTGCTGGGCATATTATCATTTTTCATTTCATTCAAATCTGATGCACTAATTGTGCTTCCTCCAACGGCACCAGCACCGCCGCCATTACTCTGATTCTTGCTTCCCGAATCAACCGTGACCGTTTTCATTTTTAAACCCGACAACAAGCTTGATATGTCAGACGGACCCTTCATTTCTGGGCGCAGACTTTGCTGTATCGTTTGTGATACACCACCTCGACCCATCAAAACATCAGGGCGGACATTAGTTAAATCGCCAGGGCGGCGGGGAGGCGGAGGCGCGCGGTCTCCCTGTGTCTGAATGGGAGGAGGAGGAGGACGCTGTGGAACAGTTGGCATTGGCATATTCATTTGCTGATTTGGATTATATTGAGGTTGATGCGAGAATGCTGCCGCTGCCGCTGGCTTTGACGATGACGCCATTCCTGCAATGTCGCTCATGAAATTGCCGAATCCGCTACTGCCGCCACCACCATTTCCGCCATTTCCACGATTTTGTTGTTGGGACATGGATGAAACTGCAGCTTGCGTAAACTGCTGCATAAGCTCGGGATTTTGGCGCATAATATCATCCATACCTGGCATTGCTGATTTAAACATTGTATTTGTCATGTGAAGCATAATCGCGCTTCCGCCAAGCTGAAACAACAATTTGAGCTCTGGTGCCATCTTTGCTTTTGACTTGTATTTTTCATGCAACTCTCCAAATATTTCATCATAATCGTCAATATTCTCATTTATTTGCTCAGACCACCCATCCAGCTTCAAATCAAATGGGTCAAACTTATTGTTTAAAAATTCAATTCCTGTAATGCACGCCATTAACATTTTGCCTTGGAATTTCACGCTATTTCGTCGCTCTCTCTCTTCTACATGTGTTTCATATTCACCCTTCATTTCCGATAACGACGACTCCATATCATATTTCTTTGTCAAACGAATTCCCTTCTTTTCCAAATCTTCCAGTTTTTTTACATACTTGAATTTCTCTCGAAGTAACTCTTCCTTTGTAAGCTGTGGCTGAGAATCCATTGGAACATCCGGATTCATCGGAACATTGTTGAATTTTCCAAATCCATCCCATGTAGGTTTTTCTTCATCAAACATTGCCGTTGACGCGCCAATTCCTGCCGCATCATTTCCACCACCACCACCATCACCGCCAATGCTATTTGAAAATGGGTCATGCCTATCTGATAATTTTATATTACTAAATGCTGACGATGACGAGGACGAGTTGAATAAATCAGACCGCAACTCTTTAATATTTCTTGAAGAAGATGAATCCATTTCTCGTAAATCATCTTCTAAACTGGTTATATCATCCAAATTAATATTGGTGGAACCTGACTTGTCATTATTACCAGATTTGAATCTATCGTTCATCAGTAGTTCAAGTCCACCTCCAAAGTTTGCAGACCTTTTTCCTCCATTTCCACCACTTCCACTTCCACTTCCTATATCTAAAGAGCCTAAATCAATAATTTCTGGGTCCATTATATATTATTTTAATTATAACATTTATTTCTAAGTCATACGCATATTAAATTATATTTATTAGTTATAACACATTGTTAATCAAACTTTCATGGGTAGAATGAAAATTAATAAATTAATATAATAAAAATACAAATAAGTATATTAAATTATATAATATTATATAATAAACAATAAAATGTTATACACTGCGATTATTGTAGAGCCCAGACAACATAAAGCTTTGCAATATGTGTTGAACAATTTTTTAAGTAACTTATCTGATGATTGGTCATTTATAGTATTCCATGGAAATAATAATTTAGAATTTATCAATAATATAATTACCAAAAAGTTAAGTATTCATAAACATCGAATTACATTAATTAATTTAAATGTAAATAATGTAACAATTGATGCTTACAATAAATTATTTAAATATGATAAAGATTTTTACAATTACATTCCAACAGAAACATTTCTTGTATTTCAAACAGATGCTGTTATATTTGAAAAACATAAGCATTTAATAAATGATTTTTTACATTATGACTATGTAGGGGCACCATGGAATCATGTCATTGATGGGAAAGACAAAAATGAGTGTGTTGGAAATGGAGGGTTATCCCTTAGAAAAAAAAGCAAAATGATAGAAATAATGGAAAAACAGGGTAAAAATGAATATCCCGAAGATGTGTATTTTTCATGTTACGATTCTGTTTTGATTAATAAACCAAAATTAGATGATGCAACATTATTTTCCGTTGAAGAAATATTTAGTGAAATATCATTCGGTTGTCATAGACCATGGTGTGATTTTAATAACAAGAAATTTTTATTATATAACACACATAAAGAAGTAAAAGAGCTATATAAATATAATGATATTCCACCACCAGTAAAGCCATCGCAATCGCATCCCAAAGCAATCATGTCTACAAAAAAAAAAATAAAAAAAAAATGTAATTTTTCTTCTCTTATTTTTTTATAAGTTCATGTATAAATAAATCTAAATTGAATACAAACATATTTTGACAGATGCTGTTACTATACATGTAATAATATCCTTGAAGAAAACAGTCTGCTAAATCATCCTTTTTTGAATGCTTATAAAATTCTTGACTCCACGATTGCAAAGATGGATAAAACGATATAAGCGAGTTGCATATGCGCTGTCCCTGTTGTTTTCTCAACTTGTAAGAATTTTCACTTATTTTTTCATTTTCATTATTTTTTATATTTTTAAACAATTTGAGCTTATTTGTAGCTGATATAAATTCTATTTTTTCAATATTCTTCATAATAAAATATTGAGCAATCATTCCCTGTAACATCTTCATTCTTCCGGCCAATGGTCCAATTTGATTTTCAATAACAACTGCATCAATTGATAAATTTGAATCTGATTTGTCATCTTCATTTTCTGACGACACATATTCATTAAATATCAAATCAAATTTAGTTTTTAAATTTCTACCCAAAACAATCATATCAACGTCACATGCATTTTGTTGTTTAGGTTTAGAAGGAATTATTAAACTCAAATAAGGATGTTTTTGCTTTGATTTTGATTTATTTTTACCATCATCAACAACTAAATTTGTTTCGATTGCATGTTTTTTACAATACATGGCGGATTCGGAGACATTTATTTTTTCAAAGGCATCACTTTCACTTTTAGTATTTAAATTTAAATAATAATAAGCATTTTTTTTACACATTGAACATGTATATTTTGTTTTACTCAACGACGACGACGACGACGTAGACTCGCATAAATTTATAACATCCCATTTTATTATTTTTAACAAGTTATCATTGCAACAATTTATTGAAAATAAACAATATGCTAGATTTTTTATTCCTACATCAAAACTAAGAATTTTCATGGTGAAACTATATACAGGTGCATGTATTATGTAAACTATAATTTTTAATACAAAATTCTAATATAATTCTAATATAATTTTGTATAACATATATAATAACAATAATTACAATAACAATAATTCATTTAACAATTAAAACAATTAATAAAAATGAATTCTATCAACTTGGACCTTACAGATAAAATTATGGACATATATGATAACCAAACATTTTTAGAAAGATATGGCGAATACGTATTTCTTTCAATCATGATATGCATTGCATTTGTATTACTAGTTACATACATTCACATAAAAATAAATATAACAAAAATAAGAGCAGACTGGGTCAATCAAAAATGTAAACCAAATATTATGCCTTTCGCCGGAATGATAAATGCGCCTCAAAATATGTCAAAAATGGAATATGCTGAAAAAAATTTTGCAGAATGCACTCAAAATATATTGACAGACATTTCGGAAATGGCACTTATACCTATTCATTATACAATTAGCATTATAACTGCAATCGTTGGAGAAATACTAAAAATTATAAACGATATGCGCGAACTAGTAAATAAAATACGCAACTCCGTATCAGACATTACATCAAATATTATGTCTAGAATATTAAATATAATGACACCGATTATCGAGACAATAATTACCGTAAAATCCATGGTCGGAAAATCAAATGGCATTTTAACGGCCATAATATACACTTTATTGGGAGTATATTTAGCAATAAAAAGTCTAATTGGGTCGATACTTGAAATTGTAATCATTATATTAATTGCAATGGCTGCAGCAATTATATTATTATTTTTTATACCGATTGTAGGAGACATATTGGCAGCTGCTGGAATTATTTTTTTCCTTATAATATCAGTTCCCATGGGATATCTCATTGGATTTTCAAATCAAATACTCAACGTGCATTCGTCAAAAAGTATTCCAAGCGTTCCCGGTTGATTTATTTTATTTTATTTGATTTTAGGAATTATAAATAACTATAATTAAATAAATAACAACACTATATTTATTTAATTATTTTTATCTTGAACATATGTATAAAGTAAATAAATAATATATATATAAATGGAAATCAAAATATTTGGGTATGAAGCTCGGATTGAAGTTGTAATTGCATGCGTTATAATTGGTATGGTGATGGGTTTGGTAATGTTTTGTGATTGTTTTCAATACAGCCTGGTTGAAGGAATGGCAACCAAACAAAATACTGTTACCAAACAAAATACTGTTACCAAAAAAAATGTAAAGGAAGGATTTACAAATTTAAACAACAATGACCTTCACATTGACAACTCATATACAATGGGATGGGTCAAAACGGCAAAACGTTATGCAGATGGAATGGGATACGAAAATAAATTAAATAGTTATAAGGACAATGTCGGAACGCCAGTTCCTTTACCCGAAGGTCAACTGTTCTTTTTTGCCGATAATAAATTCAAACCAGAGTGCTGCCCGTCTACATACTCTGATAGCATGGGGTGCGCTTGCTTGAGTCAAGCTCAGGTGACCTACATTAACGAGCGTGGAGGCAATCGCACATTGGGTCCCACCGAATTTTAATTCCATTTATTATTGTGAATTTATTTTATTTAGCAAATAGTCACAAATTCAACAAATGAATGAACAAAAGAATGAATTAAATTAATTAAAAAAATATAAATAACATATTATTATAATAACGTAATCATATATTAATATAATAATAATAATAATAATAAAATGTCAACTGAAAAACCTCTGGGTTGTAGAGCATGTGGTAATGACGGACAAAAAATAAGCAATCAAAATAACCCTTATACAATTAAACTCATTGAAAATACGGTAAGGGTTCCATCTTCTGAATACACGATGAACAAGTTGGCACTTAATGTTTACATCCCGCCAATAATAAATCCGACCAAGTCACTATATGGCGTAAATTGGAACCAAATGAGCGACCGCGCAGTGCCAGGTGTTGTAAAAACAAATGTGCCGTCCTACGGTAACTCCACCCGAACTTCGCTGACAAGAATGCGACCCGGAAGCACGTCTGCTGCAGGTAAGGGTGTTGACATAAAACATGG